TTACCTTGTTGTATAGCCATATTAGACCTTTACTTCTGATTCAAGTTTATCAATATCTTGTCTTTCAGCAGTAAAGTCCCAATAAAATTCAAAGGTCTTGTCACCGTCAAACATTTGTTTGTCATATGCAACTACAAAGTAATTTTCACTAACATTTACCTCGTTTACATACAAAACTCTACTGTGTCTGATATTTGTCAACTGAATGTTGATATCATTATGACGAACCAATTTATAAATATACTCTGGCAATACCACCTTAGCATATCCTTTAACAGCAGTTGATTTTCCAGTCAATCGTATACCATGATACGGACTTTCCAAACTACCATAAATAAGTTTGTATCCCTCTTTGGTAGGATGATCAATTTTGAAACTCTTAGTATTGGCAGCAAACGTTCCATTCACTTCCAAATTGTAAGACGGTGATATCGTATTCACACCCACCTTACCATCAGGGGTAACAGCAACTCTCGTAGATCCACTCGTCTCCAAATGTAAACTGTGAGTGTCATTGGTACCAATCACAGCCGTAGTAGCAAAACTATTGCCACCCTGTACAAACGCATTTCCACTTGGTGATACATAACTTGCAGTCGTAGCAGTACCAATCAAATTGCCATACACACCCGATTGCACATTCAAACTACCACTAATACCATAATTGCCCGTCAACGTTCTACTATTGTTCCACTGTGTACCAATTCCATAAACCAACAAATCACCCGTGCTCAAACCTGTCAACGCAACATCACTCAATCCCGCCAATGTATTGGACACAGGAGTGGTTCCGCTTGCACCAGTTCCACCCACACTTCTAAAAAGACCGCCCTGAATTATTGTTGCTGCAGCAGGATCTGTTAATGATACACCACTACCACCTTGTACCGCAATATATCCAATAAAAATTGCATTTAATGCGGTATTCGGTGCTTCCGTGAACTCTTCGTGAAATTGTGCATCAGCCGCATCAGCCAAACTGTTATACGTTTTATTGCCGTAATAAACAATAAAAGCCTGAGTTGGACTGTTCGGAACCCAAAACACTCTTTGTAACGAATATTTACCACCTGAAACTGTAGCCAATAATCCTGTAGCAGTATTATAATATTTTGTATTATCAATTGCAGTATATCCAGCACCACCAACGCCTGTATCAATAATAGGAACCGACCCGCTTAGGTGATAACGATAGATTTTACTGGTATTTGCTGCTCCTTCTACAACCGTACTAGGATGATTTGGATTAAGTAGATAGTTTGCACCTTCTCTATATGATCTACCCTCAGACTTTTTAATGCTTAATGTAGGATTGCTTCCACTAACTTGCAATGCATGTCCACTGATTTTAAGAGGACCAAACGCTCTAAAAAAGTCATCAGATTTTTGTTGACCACCATAACTGATCTGAGGAGCGTTAAATACACCGCTACTAACACTGCCGCTCAAATGCAAAACAACACCCAACGTGATTTTACTATCCCATTCGTTAATATCATTTTGTCCCCACGGAACAGTTTGTTGGACGATTGTACCAGCTGCATCAACACCGACATATGTAATTTTTGCACTACCACTGTAATAAATTGGTAAAGTTTGACCTGGCCAACTGACTTTGTTCGTAGTAGGATAGGGTGCGCTACCCGTACTAGCGTTCATCGTAACAATCAATCCTTCACCCTCTGTAACGCCAAATGTTGTGGATCCGGGGGTTGATGATAACACACCTCCGTGCAACAAGCCTGTGGATAAAGTACCTTCCAACCAACGAAGACGAACTGTATTTAAATAATTTCCACTGTTTTGCGTGAAGTACAAATCGTTGGTACTTCCACTAACATACATGTATGAACTAGTTAAATTGTTTGGAATATTTGCGACAACAGGATTTAATTGCAAATAACCATCTATGACTTGAGTTCCAACAATTGTTAAAAGTGATGCGGATATATTGGATGCACTAATATTGTTGAAATAACCATTGCCATCAGAATCAATACGAGTACTTCCGCTTTGAATTAAACCACCATAAATTTCAACGTCTTTTGATCCACTATAAATGTTCAACAAATATCCACCACCAGCTGCATAGTCGTAGATCGCAAAATCACGGGCAGTTGACGCATTTAATCCAATCAATGCCGTAGTACCATTACTAGCAGAAGCGTCTGTAAAATACAATCTGCTACCAATTGCAGCATCACCTGAACTATCTCTCTGAATTAGACTGCCGGAATCATCATTTTGAGAATACGATAAGGTACGAATCGTAGAACTTCCATCAAAGCTAAGAACTGTGTTGGGAACGTCAGCGACTCTAACTTCATTGAAATGCGTATCGCTTGAATTTCTCTGAGTCAGTATCAGATCATATTGATCATATGGACTTGGCATACCTAATAAATATCAACTTAATATAATTACATCCGATATAAACTAAAACGCCCAAGATTTACATCTCGGGCGTCTTTTATACATTATTTACCCATTCAATTAGAAAATGGCCAACGGTGTACGTTTCCACTTACCATTTGTATAAATGTAAGCAAAATCGTTGTCATATCTAATCGATCCACCAATACCACTATCATTTGTTGTACTTGGCGCAGTACCTCCAATTTGAAGATTCGTAATACTTGCACTGTAAGCACTCAATATTCCACTGAGGTATGCATTGCTACCACTGAAAGTGCCCAATGTTGTCAATCCATCAACACTCAATGTACCAGTAACATCCACGTTACTTGCACTAACATTATTCAATGTGGAAAGATTGGTTACCGTAATATTAGTGAATGTTGATGCACCAATTACCAAATTAGCAAAACTACCGGTTTGTGCCGAAATACTACTTCCGGACACTTGACCCAATGTAGTCAATCCAACAACATTTAATGTTCCACCAATACTTGTATTACCATTAGATGCGGTTACTACAAATTGACCACTGTTGTAATTGAGTACATATCCATTTTCAACCAACAACGAGTTTTCAAGAGTATCACCAGTTTGAGCACGTGGCAAATATCCATAGGTCAAGTTGTTTTCAGAACCCAATGATCCCGTAGGACCACCCATCACTTTGTTGGATACAAGTGGATTATTAGCATCAGTCAAGAACCAATAATCACCCAGACTATCCCACAACAAAGAAGCAGTTGCTTGATTCAAACTTCCACTGTCAACCACATCCAATCCACCATAACGTTGACCCGGAGTCAATACGTTCAAACGAATACGATTGTCACCAATATCAACAACGCTCGAACTGATATAGGTCATCGCACCTTGAACCGTCAAGTTGCCCGGAATAACAACACCACTACCACTAAATTGAACATTGTTAACAAATACTGACGAATTTCCAGTTGTAGAAACTGTCAAATTACCACCACTGGTGGATGTCAAATTTGGATTTGCACCAGCAAGTGTCAAGTTGCCGCTCAAATTAGTAGCAGACGCACTAAGAGCTTGCAACGTAGACAATCCACTAGCAGTCAACGTGGTAAAACTACCAGCTGCTGCAATGTTTTGTCCAATTGGTGCTGCATCAATTGAACCTGATGCAACTACGTTTCCGGTTGCATCTGTTTGGATAATCAATCGTGAACCCGATAACAACTTTTCTTCAAAGGTTGTATTTGCCGCATCACGTTGACTTAAAATGATTGAATATGAATTGATCGTTGCCATATACTATGAATCTATGTATAAATAGACTGATATTTTATAAAACTGTATCAAATTTCGAAATTGCCAAGTGGTTGACGTAACCATCTACCATTTACATAAATGTAATGGAAATTATCGTCATATGCCATCCAACCTTCTTGACCATAATCATTGGGTGAAGTTGGTGGTGCATGCCAAATATTACTGGTTCCAGTTGATGTGTTGTCTGACGGAGCAAGACCAGCATACGACTGAAATACTGCTTCTGTTTCTTGTGCAGTCAAATCTTGATCCCAACTACTAATTGTTGGTGTTTCGAGAATCGTACCATCTTCCACCATCGGATTAACATAGTGATATGGAATTGGTTTCTTGTAAGAGTTGGCTCTAATATCCTTCTCCACTTCGGCCATTTGTTTAGCAGAAACAATTTCGTTTGTAACCACAATTCTACGTTGAGTAAGAGTTTTAGTTGTGGTAAGTTTCTTGTTCTCAAACGAATCAGGCAATAGATATGCTTGAACAGTCATGTTGAACGTTGTTCTGACCATTCTGTCTTTGCCCGAATTCACTTCGGTGGTGTTGGTATAATCGGTTATGTAAACTCTGAACTTGAACCGTTTTGGATCGCCCCAATATTCTTCAGCTGCAAAGTTGATCTTTTCAATCAACGTGTTCATTTGTTCCACATACTCAGTCCACATCATAAACTCATATGTCAATGTTACGTGGTCAGGCATTGTGACATTCAAAATCTGTGCAACAGGAGCACTAGCACTAGTCAACAAAGAAAATCTGTCATACTTGTTTTTTTCATCAAACTTCTTCACAACCTGAATGTTCAAATGACGATTCAAAGTTGTTAAGTTTGGATTCTTAGCAACAGTGTTTCTCTTAAACATGATAGCAGGCAATTGAAGTTTACCTTGATTATCACGTATTCCACCATCAGTTTGAATTGATTTCCAACGTTCTGGACTGCCATAAAACAATGGTACTTTTACATTTTCACCATTGTCTTCCACAGTCAAATTGATGACTTTATCCATATATTCAAATATGGCGCTATCAATATCAAGCAACGTGATCGTAAAGTTCTTGAACGAGTCTTGATCTCTACGAATTTGCGTTGCACGATTGATGGTAGCTTTAACTTCAGCAACATTGTTGTCTTTGTTTCTGTAGTTTGGAGCTGGATTATCCGAATTTCCTTTCCATGCCATACGTTATACCTGTCTCTCAAAAATGTTTAGTTTACTCAATCTGCTATAGTGAGTATTGCAAATAAAACTGTGACTCTTGGTATCTTGTCCACCCAAGAATTGTTCTTGAACCACGTTATCAATTTCATGATAACGATCATTAAAGAAAACGATATCACCAATTTGAGGAAAGAAGTTCACCTGTTGACACATCTTTTCTCTGAATTTGAACACAACCGTTTGATCACGGTCTGGTCCAAATCCTTCATCTTCACCAGTAATATCTCCACGGTCAATCAAACAACTTATATCAATACCGGGATAAAAAGTCTTGCCCTCAGATGGAGCACTTTCTCCATACATGTTGACCTTAGTCTCAGATGCGGCAATCTTAAAAACAGTCACCAACGTTTCAATAATATCTCCCATCAATTCTGCATTAATGGAATTAATAAAATTGATGTCACGAGCGCTAAAATATCTTCCTCTTAGTGATGCCATAATATCATCCAATATAAATCATGAGTGGAACTTTTTTCAAAATCTCAGTACTCTTTTCAGCTTTCATTGCTTGTTCTTCAATCAACTTTGAAGGCAATGACGCTTCCAACATGTCACGTAGTTGTGTCATGAGTGCTTCTTTTTCAGTATTTGCTTCACTACGTAGTTCGGCACCATCCAAAGTAACTTCACCACCCGGAATCGGAATGGTACTATACTTTTGACGAATAGCACCCAACATTTCTTTACACAATGCCAAGTAATACTTACGTATCCATTGTCTACCCGGAGAATTAATTTTTCTATATACCACATCTTCATATGGTACATTACTAAAGTCAGAAATTTGATCGGGTATGCTACCAGATGGTGTATTAGACGAACCAGTGTAATATAGATTTGCATTTCTATCATTTTCCAACGCATACTCAAAATATACTTTGTAGTTGCTAGTAGGAATAGGAAACAACTTCAGTTTGTTGTTCACAATTTCAAAACTATAACTGCTCTTACGAACCATATCATTGAATTCAATTGCTTGACCACGAAGCAAATCTTCAAAGATCGGTGTCATCAAAAATTGAACGGCAGGACTATATCCAGCAAAACCCATTTCATTCAACACGTTACTGTATGACATACCAGTCATGCTAAATGGATCATATATACGAGCAAATGCTGGAGGACCATTATGGAAAATACGTTTCACTTCGATACGATTTCCAGATCCAGATGCTTGTTCATACAATGATTGTAAGTCATATGTTTGTTGACCGGTAACAACATCGATGCTACCTTTCTTCCAATCAACATTACCACCCACGCCCACTTCACTACCGTATCCCTTTGACAACTTAATCACATATGGCAACGGATCGCCCGTCATAGAACGTCCATTAACTACGGTTGATGTAGATTGTCCAAGCAGTGACAACAAATTGTTACGAATGTTGAATTGATTGATTTGTGAACCATATTCTGTTACAGCTTCTTCAAATGCTGCATAAAAGTTCAAATCGATCATTTCGATGTCTTCGATGGGATAACCCAAACGGATCGCTGCCCAGACCGCACTGCTACTGCAATCGGCCACAAAACGAGCATCAGTGTCGTAAAACCCAAATGGCGTTCGTCCCGGCACAGAACTACCGCTGCCGGGCCATCTTACTCTATCTTGGTCTAAATTAGCACTCATTTGATTTAAATTTATTTAGGTAACTCCCCAGTAGGAAGTCGTTTCATGTCGGTTCTGGAATATCCAGCTTTAATTCCACGTTTCTTCAACGCACTAACTGCTTTGGATGCTGGTGATCCTGCTGCTTGCATTCCGTGAATCAATAACGCAAACGGTTTATCATCTTTATAAGCATGAGTATCATCATGATCGATTTCCAACCCAGTATGTTCACCACCAGCTTTGTCTTTCCATACATAACTGTCAGCTTCTTCCGGTGACATTACCACTGCTGCAAATTTCAAACCCTTTTGTTTGATTTCTTCATCGTGTTTTCCTCCCAAAGAATGTGTAATCAAAAAGTTGACAGGCAATGACAAATCTTTAAAATATGGATAACTCTTGGTGTATGCATAAAAAACAATATCTGGAAATGCTTTGGCAACCAAAATCCACCCGTCTAAATATGTCTTACTAAAAAAGTCCCCACCAATGTGAATTCTAAAATACTTAGCACTACGTGGTAAATTTTCAGAAACTGCAGCAATCATTGATTTTGCAAAAGCAACCGGACCACCACTTTTCAAACGGGCTTTTGCTAAATTTTCATTATATTCTCTTTGCAAATAAACATCTGGATACATTAACTCTTGACTTGCAGAAAAACATTGAAATTCAGAACTAGGTGACCGTTTCAACTTAGATGTTTTTGTCTTTGGATCACGTTCAACTTTAGTCAAACACTTTTTAGCAAAAGGACATGTGTATCCAGATCTCAACGAAAAATTATAATGATCGATTTTTGCGTTTGGTGGACTTATTCTGAAAATAAGACAGGGGTCGTTAAAATCGACTCCTTCCAACAGCAATTGTGCAAAAATCTGATAACTTTCATGAATCATACCTTATAAATATTCACAGTTTTGTTATTCTTACAATAAGTTTGCCAGTTCCTTTAATAACTCTGTGATATGTTTCTTTTGGTATAAATAACGTATTTTCAAGGTGTATTGGAAGTTCGTTGTCCATCTGAAACTCCCATCCGTGGTTCTCTATAACCTCAACTATACGATCTTCTCGGTCTTTATGCCACTCTAATTCATGATCATCAACGTCTTCTGAAAATGTACGAAGGTATTGATTGTTACCCAAAACCGACTCTTTATATGGTCTCGACATAATTGTTATACTCACTCGGATCACTGCTTAATCTATTGATAACTATGTCGTTTCTATTAAATTCAACATCTGGTATTTTCTTCCATGAATATCCACCACCCGTTTCATAAACATTATAAGGTATATCGATTTCATACACACCTTCCTTAAACTGACCAACAATATAAACATGTTGTTCATAATTGCTGCACACACTTTGAACATTCTCAATCTTATGTCTATACAAAACACCGATTAAATCGTCAGCTATCAAGTGACATATACCACCACTACCCAATTCAGTATCTTGACCGTTCTGATCTTGTTTCCAATCGTCATATTGTTTTTGAGCAACCTTAACCATGTCGTCCTTAACAATATCTGTAATGTCTTTAACACTATTCAATGAAGACGTATCAAATTCATCTTCATTTTCATCCAATTTTCCAAGGTCGTTAAACTTATCTTCATCAATCTTAGTCTTGACATCCAATATTAACTCATTGAGAGTCTTATAATCAGTAAAATACACAGAAGAAGTTTTATGATCTGGAATCAATGTATTTAAAGTATTTCCCTCACGATCTTGCAATACCATACTACAACGAAACCGCATCAACTCATTTGGAGTATTTAAATCTTTAGGTTCTAAACTAACAGATGGCATACTCATCAAATAATCATCGTCTGCCATCGTAAATTTATTCGATAATTCTCTTTCTGGTACTTTATCAAACTCATTGACGATGTTGACAAAATACAGTTTATCATTGGTTTCAATATGAAATCTTGCACGTAAAGAACTATTGTGTATTGATACCCGTTTTGGCATCTTATATTTGACCTGATCTTTTATGAAATCAGCAACATCAAACAAATCCACCTCATATTCTGGAAACGTTCGGTTAAGTTGGTTCAAACAAATACTTCCAAATTTCTCAGCAGTCATGTATCCTTGACCATCTGTGATTTCACGAATTAGATCTTTCAACTTAATCATAAATTGATATAGTACTTTCCTTGTGGACCGCTATATTTGAATCGGGTAATAGGAATAACAATATTCAATCCATCTTTGGTATGTGGAAACTTACCCTTTTGAACATACGCAAGTGTCATATGAGGATGATAATCAGGATAACTATCTTCGTTTGGCAATCGATCACATCTGTTTCTCAACTCCATCAATTGTTGATTGTTCTTATCAACATCAAACTTAACCACATCATAATTCTCATTGTTAAACTGACTCAATGCTTTCAAAATGATATTAAATGGCTTTACACCCTTCAATACGGTAGCAACATCTCTACGTTGTAAATCAGGTAAAAATCCATATTTCAATGTTACATGCGGTTCTTCATCATAACCATATGTTGGATCATTTGGATCAGTGTACAATATCTCTGGAGGTATTGCAGTCTTACCAATACGAACAATGTGAGGACCATAAGTTGGTTCCACCATTGCCATTAAACATCCTTTTTCTACGTGTCTATTCATATATTACCAGTATCTTCCTTTGCTCTTGGTTCCCAAACTCTTGATTCTGTGACTTCTGCAACTCCAATATCCTGCTGTTGTACGATCCTTCTTTTGACTACACTTGTGACGTGCTCTAAAACTCTTTCTACGAGCTTTGCTACTAGCACGAATTCTCATCTTTGGATCACCAAAACTGACCTTCTTGATATTACCGCCCTTTCCTCTAACATACACAGCAAACTTCTTGGCACCACCGGGAGTTCTAAACGGTCTGTTCAAATGAACAGTACGACCACGGTGCTTAACTTCATGTAGTGCATCTTCTTCTTCCTCAAGAGGAGCATCAAGATAAACTTCACGTCCTTCATACATACCCACTTGACAAAGATCACTTTCAATCATCTCTAGGTCTTCGTCATTGATTTCAATCAAATCTTGTTCATACAAATCACGTACTTCCTTGACCAATTCAAAGTACATTTCAGTATATGCACGAAATACGTTCTCACATAAAGACAATCCTTTATCCAAATGAAATTGAAGTTCTTTACTAACTACATATTTACCTACCAATTTCATTGGTTCGGGAGTATAGTTTTCGCCAGCAATAATTCCTGATAGCTTGATCATAAAAATAAGTATTAAAATTCGATTTCTTTGTTGCGTTTATCATCGAAAATTGATATTGCACCCAACTCTGCTGCTTTGTTTCTCAAAGACTTTAGTTGTGCATCACTGGGCAATCTTGGTCCATAATCAAAATTAAGTGTCTTATCTAAATGATAATTGTATGTTACTCTGATCCATCCACGTTTAAACAGTTCGTCAATAGGACCGTATGCTTCACAATTGATACTGTGTTCTTGACAATATTGTTTTGCAAAGTTAAAGTGCCCCTCTTTTCCAGATTCGTCTCTGTACACTTCGTGAAACATACCACGGGAGTCCAGCCAGTACGCACTCCAAAATCTGCCATGACGACCTTCCCAAAGATATGAAAAAAATGATTTATACTCCATAGTATTAAATATAAACTATTAAAACAAAAAACCCCACTCTTTCGAGTGGGGCTTCGTTTAGACTTTATCGTCTACCCAAGATTATACTTGGTCGAGATCACCGACAAGAATCTTGCCGTAGAACTCTGGACGGACAATCTTCTTGGCGTAGCGAGTCATCACACCACGGCGTGGAGTGAAGTTCACTGGATCATAGACCAATGGGGTTTGTACGAGTGGGATGTATGGAGCATACACAGCACCGGTTTCTAGGAAGTTGTTTCCACGGAAACCAACCAAGATGGTGTTTTCAACCATGTATGGGTTCTTGTAGACTTGGAAACGACTTGCGAAGTTACCAACCTTGCTTACACCCATTGCGAACTTGGCGCTGTCACCGTCGGTGTTGACAACGAAGCCTGGAATTGACTCCAAGATTGTTGCAACGTCTGGTGAGCAGACGAGGAAGTTAGCACCACCACGTAGGGTCAATTGGTGAATCTTGTTTGAGACCTTTTGGATCTTGTTACCAAGAGTTTGGAACCAAGTTGACTTGGTGTAGTAACCGCCGGTACCAGCAGTAGTTGTGTCAGTGATGACACCGCTGTCGCTGATTTCGCGGTTAATCTTTGCGCTCCAACGTGAAGTGGTTACACTTGGAACGTTGGTGATCAACATGTCAAGGATTTCGAGGTCGATTTCCATTGAAACGTACTCACTCAAGAGAGCAGTCAATTCTGCTTCTGCGTCGATGCTGTGGTAAGCATTCAAGTCCTGAGCAAGTTCTGGGGTCCAGACTGCCTTCAACTTACGAGTCTTAGCAACGATTGGCTCGCTCTTCAACTCAAGGTTGACTTCAGGAATACCGATTGAGCTCAAGCTGTCGGTTGTGGTCTTGTCTTCGAAGTCACCACGGTTACTATCCTTAGGCTGTACACTGTAGTTAACAGTCAAACTTGCGGAAGCAGGGTTTGAACCGGAAACAACGAAGGTTACTTCTGAACCATTGATTGAGGTCAATGATGGGAAGTAGGTTACGATACTAGCAGCGGAGATGGTGAATGAACGAGCACCGTTAGCGTCGAACACGTTACCAGCAGCACTTGAAGCACTGTACAAGTTGGTTGTGGTCAAAGTGAAAACTTCGCCAGCAGCAACTGAAGCGCTATAGTTTGCATCAAAGTTAACTCCGCTCAATGAACTTACAGTAGCGCGGGTAGCGGTGATGTGGTTGATTGATTGGTCGTTAATTGAATAACCGAAACGGCCTGCACCGTAGAGACCACCGGTTGCACTGTCGGTTGAACCAAGCTTGGTGCCGGTACCACCGAATAGTGAACTGTAGTTGTTTGAAGTGTCCTTACTGAAGGCACCGTTGTTGGTTCCATACTTGAAGTCAAGATAGAAGATAAGACCGCTTGGGAGGTTCATTGGTTGAACACTCACAAACTCCTTAGCTGCGATTTCAGCAAACACACGGCGAACGAGTGGGAGAGCAACGCCTGCCCATTGTTCACTGTTTGAAGAAGTACCGGTTGCGGTAGCTTCGTCAAGAAGTTGCTTTGCTTGGTTCTCAAGAAGGATTGACATATTGGCCTTCTCGACGCCGTTTAGGCCTTCGAGCAAACCAGTTTGATCCCACTTTGATTGCAATCCACGGGTCTTAGCCATAAGCTCAGCCTGAGGATTCATATTTGTCGTTAGAAGTGACTTTACATCAGCACTCATAATATATTTTTCCTTGTAGTTTAATTTGTTTCAGACGTTATTACTTTTTAATGCCAGCGAGTGTCTTGAATCTCTCTGCCATTGTGTTTGTACCTTCCACAATTGGTTGTGAAGGTTTAGTACTTGCAACTGCCTTACTTGCCAAACCTTCGGTGATAGTAGTTGCAGCTGTATTTTTCTTCTTAACAACTGATCCACCCAAATTAAACGATTCGGCCATAATAGCATAGGTTAACTTGACTTCACGTACACTCGTAGTGAGGTCAAAATTCTCAACAACCTTCATCTTTTGTTGATTGTTCAAACTGAATTGTTTGAACAACTTGTTGGTATAAAGCAACTTGGCATTCAACAAGTTGACTTCATTGATTTGGTTGCGCAAAATCTCAACGGTCTTCAACGCTTCATCACGTTGTGAGGTAACTTCTTGAATCTGTTCTTCCCAAACGGATTCATCTTTTTCACCTTTTTCTTCGCCGTCTTTTTCTTCCTCTTCGCCGTCTTCCTTGGCTTCGCTCAAACCTTCTTCGGCTTCAAGTTCAGCAAGAAGTTCTTCAAGAGAAATTTCTTCTTCAGCAGATGCTGCTGGTGCGGTTGCGTCAGCTGCTGGAGCAGCCATTGGATCTACCGGAGCAGCAGGTGCTGCTGGTGCGGTTGCATCGGCTGCTGGAGCAGCAGGTGCCATTGGAGTGTCTGATACTGGAGCAGCAGGTGCTGGAGTATCTGACATTTGAGGAGCTGCTGGAGCAGGTGCTGGTGCAGCAGTTGGGTCCATTGGAGCAGCAGGTGCTGCGGCAGCAGGATCAACTGGTGCTTCGCCCTCTTCTTCCATTGCATCTTTTTCAAGTTCAGCAATGATTTCTTCTAGTTCAGCATCACTGATTGAGTCTTCTTGAGCCATACCATCTTCTTCAAGATGTTTTTCACCACCGTGCATCTCAACTGGTTTATCAGATGCCATAGGCTCTTCGGATGCTTCTTCTTTTAGTCTTTCTGCGAACAATGCTTGTACACGTTCACCAAATGCTTCTTCAAGAGCTACCTTTGCATTAGCAAGAGCAGTAGCACGAACAGCCTTGGCGTCCGCAAGCGCTTCTTTTAATAGATCGGACATATTATATTTTCCTTGTGGTTCTGAAGTTATTGGGGAGGAACTTCAATCGAATTTGTATTATTGTGGCAGCAAAGACGTTGCCGCATTTTGATATAAATATATGTGTTTTTACAAAACATTAAAAAATCTTCGTATTTGTATAGTATTAACGTCTATTTATACTACATCACGATTTATGCCTAATAACTCAAAAGAAAAGATCAAAAACCTCATTAAAGATCTACTTCATGAAATAATCACAGAAGATGAGAGAGTTGTTATGGCTGATAAAAAGGACATAACGTTATTGCCTCCCAATACGTTTGAGTCATATTTGAAACTGAGTATTGGTGTATCATTTACAAACGAAGAAAAGTTGGCAGCAACTGTTCCTAATATCAAAACTCCTTTTGCTAGAAACATTTTTGAAATAAGATACAAGAGTACCGAACAGGTATTGAATGGTGGTAAAATGGAATCAATCAATAAAACCACTGTGATTAAGAAAATCAAAGTGGGTAATTTGTTAGCTTATAAGAGTTTCACTTTAACAGAACCAACTGAGAAACCAGAACAGTCCAAGGACGGTAAACCAGAAAAACCAGAACCAATTAAGGTAACACTGATTACATCTGATAGTTTTACCAATCCAAAAGGTGATCCCGCTCTACTTTCTGAGTTTCTCAAAAAAGTCAACGACGAAATAGGACTTTAATATATGGATACAACAAGCAGTATCGTACAACAACACAATCCAAACAAAGAAGGCAAACATCCTCATTTGATTCAAAAAATGAAGCATACTAGCAATATGCTAAATGGTCCCAAATCCGAAGAATCAACACATCCGCATTTGGTCCGTCTCAAAGATTGGAAACCATGTGATCTTGAAATGTTTGCTAGTATGGGATTCTCCGGCGAAAACGCAGGTGACGATGGTCACTACATGGAAGAAGATGCTCTTCCAAATGGATTAGATGACGAAAAGAAATTCACTCGACGTGTTGCCAGAACCAAAGATAACAAATGGATGTTGGAAAAGAAAAGCATGTCTGAACCAGAAAATTCATATAGATTAGAAAAAGTATATGGTCACTTGATGGGTACTGATAAAAATCCCGGTCTACTAGATTATTTTGATACATTAACAAACGAATTGACAGAAAATCACTATTTATACAAAAGTATGAAACTCAAATCGATTTTAGAAAACATTCCAGCTTCTAAGCAGTCTCCTCCTCAATCGGATATTACTGCTGTAAGTCCACACGGTGTTGCTGAAACAACTCACCCAGAACCAGTTCATTCAACTGCTGTTCCTGTTGTTCAACGTGGTCTATCCAAAGAACAAAAGAAGATGCTTCAAGAACTTGTATTTGAATATAACAAGTATAACGAAGTTTTGGAAGCACGTAAGAAACTCATGGAAGTTGCAAATAAAATGGGCAATATCGGTGATTTGTCAGAAGCATACCTAATCGAAAAACTTCACGAAGGTAACAAAGAAGAAAATGCTTGGTTTGACGAAAAAACAATTCGTAAACATACAGGTGAAGTAAAAAAGATGACCACCGAGTTCAAAAAGATGGCAGCAGAGTGTGATGAATCTATGAGAAAAATGCAAGGTCTATATCAAGAATGTGGAATGATGCTGGAACGTTATTTCCACATGGAATAAACTTTATACTACATAAAAAAGAAACCCACTCGAAAGAGTGGGTTTTTTATTTTCTAATTACTTCTTGGGTTCTTCTGGTTTAGTTTCAGAACCTTTGTCCTTTTCAGGAGTCGTTGGTTTCTTTTCAGAACTCTGTTTTGGAGTTTGTTTTGATGCATCTTTTGCTTTTTTAACTTTATCAGAGTCATCACGATTTCCAGCTACGATAGACAAATCCTTTAAAAGTTCTGGATCTTTTACCGTTTCACCAGTGGCTTTGAGTTGATCAATCTTACCAAAATAATACCACTTATTGTTAGTGAACTGATAAACATCGTTTTCACCAATACCGTCATTTCCTTTACCAACTAATGTATGACCGTCTTTAACTGCTGCCTGAGGTTTTGCAGCAAGGTTAATATTACGTAGTTGTTGTATTAGTGCCACCAAGTCAGAAACCAACAAATTGAATTCGTTAATGAACGTAGTCATATCTGAGGAAGTAATGGCTTCACTCAAAAATTCCTTTCTCAACACACCAGTGTTGGTTCCAACTGACTTTCTTACAATCTGATCAGTCTTGGTCATGATTGAATCTCTGACCAAACGTAAAAATAGTTGAACGTTCTTTGCATCATTTGGATTTGCTGGATTGATCGTCATCAACTTTTGAAGACGTTGTAGTACACCTCCAGCAACAAGAGGATTCTTCTTTAGTTTTTGAAGAATCTGAATTGATGCCTTGTTCAATGGAATATTTGTTTGTGCTGCCTCTTTAACAACTCCAGCAGCAGGTTGACCTTGTTGAACTTGTGGGGGTCTCAAAGCAACATAAAACAATCCGTCAATATTCTTATTGACTTTGACCGCTGAATACTTTCCACCAACAATAATATCAAACAAATCCAATGAAGTAAGTAGAACCGGACGTAACTTCACCAAATCTACTGTATTTGGATCAATGTTTTTCAAGAAGCCAGACACATCATTTACTTTTGATAGAAATGCCTTAACCATCTTAATTTGATCAGGTGTTGGAGCAGCAGTTGTTGATCCCACCTTTGGAGTTGTACCCGGAACTGCTGGTGTAGTTCCATCTGGAGGCGTTGTGCCCGGAGGTGTTGTGCCCGGAGGTGTTGTGCCCGGAGGTGTTGTGCCCGGAGGTGTTGTGCCTGGAGGTGTTGTGCCTGGAGGTGTTGTGCCTGGAGGTGTATCACCACCGCCTTGACCACCACCACCACCGCCTTGACCACCACCACCGCCTTGACCACCACCACCACCGCCTTGACCACCACCACCACCGCCTTGACCACCACCACCACCGCCTTGACCACCACCACCGCCTTGACCACCACCGCCACCGCCTTGACCACCACCGCCACCGCCTTGACCACCACCGCCACCACCATCTGGTGTTGCAGGTGTAGGTGGAGTTGCTGCTTCCTTCTCATCAACCACAACATCAGCAGGAAAATCCAATTTATACTTTGGAAACTCTGCCATCAAACTTTCAAGAATATCAACAGCACTTTTTGCTTGTGGAATCTTTTTCAAGTTATCGATCAACTGTTGTGTAGATGACCCCTTAACTTTAAATGTTTTTGCAATATCTTTAAGATATGTCGAAATTTCCTTTACAAGGTTCAACTTCAAATTCTCAACTGCTTTGACTTGATTTGGATTTAAAGCAGCTGGAGCAGCTGGAGTTGTTGGATTAGTAGGAGCAGCAGGAGAACCGGAAGTAGCAGGTGTTTCATCTGCTTCGGATAAAATATTATTAACAATTTGTGTTAATTTTAATGAGTTATTTTCAGATAAAGCAGCACCTACACCACCACCCACCGCAGATCCAGCAGCAGCGCTTATACCGGTTTTAATACCACTTCCAACTGCGGATGATGCACTTTGACCGGTCAAAAGTTCAAATCCAGTGTTCAATACAAATGCAATTGCACCTAACAACAATGGCAATTGTGCAGCAGTCAACGTTACTAAACCTAAGGTACCTGCGCCTATGGCTGTTGCAAAAGTCAACAATCCAATAATAATTCCTGATTTAATTGGATTTTCACGACCGTATTTTCCTAAAGCATCGATAGTGCTGATAATAGCACTTGTTTCTTTACCAGTTGAATCTAACTTGGATAGTTTATCACGAAGTAGCTTTTTCTTTACTTCAAACAAACGATCAAAGTCTTGAACGGGTTTAAGATTCTGTAACTTTTTCCATTCAGCATCAAAGAGTTCGTTTAACTTACGAAGAAGTTTTTCTGTACCACCAACACCAGCAAATACTGTACCAGTTAGTGCAGCACCCGGCACAGCCAACCCGGCCAAAGCAGTGTCACCTGCACCACCCAAAATTTGTTTTCCTTTTTGCCAAATACCACCTGCCCAACCACTCATTTTGACTGGTACCATACCAACTTTGTCAGGCAAGGTTTTGTCAAATGTCTTGAGTTGTCCAAGATAATCACCAACACTTCTTACGAAATTCTTGTTTCTGGCGGTCAAATAAGTACGTGTAGCCAAGTCCTCTGGTGATACACCCTTCATCATTTTATTGCGTAGTTTGTCACCGAGTGTACCACCCAATTTACCACCAGTGGCCAGATTCAAAACCTTAGCACCAGCTTTTGCACCAAAACCCGCAACTTTGGCAGCAAATTGATCACCAAACTTTTCTTGAAGAATTTGGTCGGTAATTTGAACACATTCAAGTTCAAGTATCAATGCTTTTTGAAATGCAAGACCTTCACAATAAATGTCAAAAAACTCCTTGGTTCTGTCAGCTAGGAGTGATTCGTATTGTTCAAAAAATTGTATTTCCTCGTTTAATAGTTCTTTGAAATACAAATTCTCAATGAGAAGTCGGGTATCGGATGTCATATCAAATAAATAGAGTTTAGTATATAAATAGTTCGTATTTTATGGAACCACAATCCCAAATTCTATCCCATTTATTTATTTTCATATTTTCCCATTCAGTCAAATTAGGATCAAACAATTCAATTTTTCATTATATTGCGTTTGTATTTGATGATAATTATTACACAAACGCAAAAAAAACACAACATAAAAATGTTGTGTTATAGTATTATTTGACTTCCGAAATAATATCGTGAATCAACGATTCAATTTTAGAATATTTGTTAATCGTCGTATTTTGTACCGATTCATTTAGTGCACTAGACGGAAATAAAAACGCACCTCTAGTTGATGGATTGCTTACAAAATCAAATGCAATTAATTCAAAGTCGTCTTGTACTTCGTCAGCGTTCTCTCTAACATTTTTACGAACACTTCCAAGACCACGGCTACTAATACCCAATTTAATACCGGCCTTGAACAATGCCTTAAGAATGTTACCACTTGGTGTAGGAAGAATTTCAACCTTACCAACCAAGTCATCACCATTCCACATCATTTCAACAACGTTGTGGCTTACGTTTTGAAGATTAACAACGCTACTGTCTGGGTGATCCAATTCACCCAAAGCACGTCTCTCTTTAACAAAACTGTCGTCGTACTTTTTGACTTCACGTTCCAAGATATCTTTTGGATACACACGTCCATTTTGGTTCTTAGCGTTTGCACGTTGAAGAACACCTTGAACGATCATCGGTTTAGATGGATCTTCATTTGCTTCATTGAGCATTCCACCAATTGGTTCGAAAAAGATCCAACCTGTTTGTACTATTTTATCCATAATTAAGCTGTTTTTGTTTGTTGTGGTTGTGCCTGAGGTTTTGGAGCAGGAGTAACTGATTGTATAGCTGCCTGACCAACTTGAGTTGTTGCCTTGGTTCCTGGCTCTGCTGTCTTTGGTTCCTTTGGTGCCTTAACCTTCAGAGGTTCTCCCTGACCAAGAATTGTGATCTTGAAGCCTGGCTTCAAAAAGTATTCTTTGTCATCTTCATCTCTGAGAATCACAACATAACGATCATAAAAGTAGTCAAGACTGGTACTAGTGACTGAAATTTCATAGTCACGAATTGGTTGACCATATCCCTTGGATGCTTGAATAGACACCTTCTTATTCAATATACGATTGTTCAAATTACGAAGAAATGCAGCTTTTGATTCCGCTGTGGTTCTTGCAATTTTAGCTTCAAAGTCAGAAAAGTCAGAACTTACATTGTAGTCTACAGATGTAGATGGCAATGGTTGACCACCAGCAGTAGATGTACCAAAATGCTGTGGATCACCTTCGTCTTCAGTAATAAGTTTTACGAGTGAAATCATATTATTGTAATTTTCTAAGTTTCATACCAATTGACTTCAATCTTGCTTTGATTTCAGCAATTCTGCCGGATGTACGTTTCCAAAGTTCTTCATTTGGAACGTTCATTTCGGTTTTGAGTCTTTGATTGACACTCATTAAAAAGTCAACTTCTCTGAGCATCTTTGTGATTTCTTGAGTAATCAAAGATACTTTGTAGGAATGTCTCTTGGGATTTTCTTTCAAACGAGCATAACGTGAAACAGCTTCGTTCAACTTCTTTTCGTTTTCATCTAACGAATCAAGATCTTTTTGAAGTTTTTCAACGCCCTTTTTCCACACAGCCTTTTTCTTTGCTTTCTTTTCAAAGTTTTGATCTGGTTCGCCGGGATGTGTATCTGCCCAATCAGGAACACCATCACCGTCTGCGTCAGGTTTCTTTTTCTTCTTAGGATTTTTCTTTTCGTCAATTTCCTTTGCAACCTTTGAACCAGGCATTTGTTTTAATGTGGCATCAGTTGCTTTCTTTCCATGACTACCACCACCTGCAAATGCATTTTTTGTAGCAAATCCAGCAACTGCACCGGTACCGGTCATTTCCTCAAGTTCTTGTTTAATGAGACTCTTGATAAGTTCTTTTAGCTTGGCTTCTTCTTCGCCGGTGATAAGATCTGGGGTTTTTGGTTTTTTATCTTTACTCATATTATTTCAAATTGTTAAGTTCTTTTACCAATTCATACGACAACAATAGAGCCATAATATGATTGTCTTTTACAACAGTTGTTGGTTTTACTTTTTCCAACACATTTACAATTTCAGACAACTTAATTGCAACAACCTGATTGTCTTGAATCTTTGACTTTGAACTAGAAATTAGTTTCTTAATCTTTTCAATTTCTTCACACACATATTTAGACAACGAATTTGTGTTAGAAATATTCAAGATATACTCACGTATAAGCTTCTTTTGATTTTCATCAAAGTCCTTATACTTGGTGTTTAATCCCTCCAATAACAACTTATATGCCAACAAACGAATATCTTCACTTTGTTGTTTGTAATATTCAAGGAGATTTTCTTCAGTGTCAGACTTCTTAGTTACGGTGCTGCACAAACACTCAATAATAGACTCTCTGGACTGAAGAACCTCCTTGACATCAAACTTTGAAGCGGTCTTGTTTTCAAAAACTTTGTATATCGAAGCTAAAATACGATAATTTTTGATATTTCCCTTCAAAAAGCTATCAATAGGATACAATTCTTTTATCTCACTAATAAGATCGTACTTTTGTTGTGCTAACTTTTTGCTGTCTAGTTGTGATCTGGACTCAAGAACTACACCAATCATTCGATCAGCGTGTGATGTGTCTCTAGCTTTTTCGTTCAACAAGAAGTTATAAAGTTGGTATTCTTTTCCCAATTCTGTGTTCTCAGAAAAATACTTAAACAAAATTTGTTTTGCAGCGGATTCGTCTTTACCACCGATAATATCAGCAGTAATTTGACGGGTCAGCAACTCAAACAAAATTCCTGTATTTTTGAACTTTGAATGCTTCGATTTGTGCATATTAGTAGTTATAATTTATAAATATATTAATTTTTGATAAAACTCCCATATTTGTATTATTCCAATATATTCGTTTCATCCATCATGGATTTATTGTTATTTTCTGACAGTAACTCCTGTTTCTCCTGTTTAAGAGACTTTAAATAGTTATCTAACTTTGGAACCAAACCTTTAGAAATGCTTTCGAGACTAAATACAGATCCTCCTGCAAACTTAGGAGTGATAGACATATCAGATTTAATTGATCGATTGTTCTCCAATCGTCCAGTAACATCTTCTCCAAAAGGATAGTCTGATGCCTTCTTCAATCCCTTTTGAGACGGTCTCACATAATCTGAATCTGGCTTGGCCTTTTCCTTTAATGAAGGAGCACCAGCTTCACCTCCTGCTTCAGCACCACCAGTTTCAGTACCACCGCCTCCACCTCCACCTCCACCAGAGGACTCACCTTCGGGATTGACCTTTTGGAATGATTTTGCAGGATCGTTACCTTCTTCTTCAATCTGTTTGAAACGATATGTTTGTTTAGAATCATCAACAATATCGTTTTTCAACGCAGAAGCATCATCATCCGACATATTGAAAACTTCACGATATACCCACTTCTTACTAAACAACTTGTTTTCAATCATGTCTTTAGCAACATTAACTTTGTCACCCCAAATTGAAATCTTCTCCTTTTCAAAGACGGTGGATGGATTAGTCAATTCCAAACTAAAGTCTACCAAACTTGCATCTCTATAACCTTGAGCATACAAATGAACAATACCAATCTTGGTCAACTCACTAATAATAATACGTTGAATGCGTTCAATGGTACGTGAAAAACGTACATCTTCTTGTGCCAACGTAGCTTTACCACTCAAATCTTCATCATAACTCAAGAATGCCTTGGGAATCTTGAGAGCAGCCATCATCTTCTTACGAAGATATTCAATATCGTCTGTACCAGTAAATTCCATACCACTCAATGATTCAATGCTGGTCCCACTATCACCACCACGAACTGGTAAATAAAAGTCTTCCACCATATTCTGAAGATTGAATCGTAGATTGTAATCTCCGGTTTTTTCATCGACATATGGAACCTTCTTGGTCTTGGCAATCAACTTCTCCATGTAAGAGTCAATTTCATTAGGAGGAATATTACCAACGTCAATCTTGAAAATACGTTTTTCAGGAGCACGCATGATACGATGAATCAACATTGCGTCTTCCATCAAACTCAATTGTTTCCAAACACGACGTGCACCTTCCAACATACTCTTACCATACGGAAGGAAGTTACTGTCACTCAACAAACGAAAATGTGCTACCTGATAGTTTTCCAAATCTTCAACTTTACCACCATCTGGAAGATTCACTTGGAACTTGATATAGTTCTTATTGTATAAATCACTATTTTCAACACGGGTGACATTATAAGCACTGATTGGTTCAATCATGTATACACCGTATTCGGGACTAACATATAGACGAAGATAAAAATCTCCATACTTACACATGTTACGAACATAACTCCATAAGTTAAATTCGATATTCATGATATCATAATACAAATTTCGTAGAATCTGTTTAATGTTATCATCTGGTGTATTAATAACCAAAATATCACCCAACTCATTACGAGTAAGTGATTCATCCGCATAAATGTCAAGAGCAGAACTTAGAATAGGATCCATGTCCATCGTATCATAATCTCTGAAAAGCTCGATACGAGCTGCTTGATAACTGAGAGTAAAATCTCTACTGTACTGATTGTACGCAGAAGTACGAATACGGTTGAAACGATCACGAAGTGTATTACGATCTGTTGCGTATGCTACTTCGTCAGTATCTACTACTTTTAGTTTTTTACCACCGATGTTACGTACAATAACATCTGTGGAAAAAAGTCTCTTAAGACGAGCAAATAGTGATCTACTCTTTAAATCGGTCGGTTGATCTGCCATACAAGTTTATTATTTTCTGGTAAATAAATAGTGAAAGAGTATTATAATAACCACGTTAAACTCTCTTTTTGATCTTTTAAACCAGTAGGCATTTCCCACGATTGTTGTGCAGATGATTGTTTGGATGAATAAATTGGAGCTGATTGATTTTCGGATCTATTGATACTTCCCAACATATTTCTAGTAAGATCAATAGACTGTTGACGTAGTTTCAATGCTGTGTCACGAACCCACAACCCAATTGCAAATGCCATTACCAAGTCATCGTTGTAGTTTCTCATGGCTTCTGCTTTACCATTATTCCAAATAAAGGTATATAATTCATCAACAATACGAGTAGATTGTACGTTAATAGCCTTTTCGCGCATATAGGTTTCCAATCGTGAAATAATCAATTGTCTAGTTACAGATGTAGTCGTAAAACCCGGAGTCATTTTCTTTTCAGATGAATGAATACGATTTGTCATTTGATGTTCCACATCCACATACTTCAAATCGGCACTACTGTAAAACAAATTGGCATACTTACGGTCCAACGCTTGTTGAATTGCACCCCAACCAATATTCATATTTTCAATAACCAACAAAGCGTTATTGTATTCTGTGGCAACATTAACTAACATGTTACCATAATCTTTTGTACTGACCTGTCCTTTGTATTCAGCAACCTGTGTGAAACTTTCAACATCAATTACATGAAATGCACTGTAGTCAGCACCATCACCACGAGCAACGTCCGCTGCTAACAAATATGATCGTGAGTAATCGGGATACTCCCAAATCCAATACGATTTGTCCATTCCTCTTGTTTCAACCGGAGGACGTACTTTTGACTGTTTATAAAAATCAAGAATAGGAACATCAATGACTGTGTTACCAGATGTAGCAAAGTCACAGTCACATTCTTGAGCTGCCATTTTGGGTCCAAGAAGTTTTGTTTGTTCATCTCTCCATGTTTGATCACGTTCTGGATGTAAATGCCATGGAAGTTTGATGGTATGAAACTTGTTCTTTTTTGCGTCAGCTTCAACCCACGTTCTATGAAAGAAATTACCTACACCATTTGGAGTAGATAACACAATAGCTTTACCACCAGTTGACAATGTAGATTGTGCAGAAGTCCAAATTTCATCAATGTTGTCAATGAACGCAGCTTCGTCAATAATCAACATTGATAGTGCAGCGGAACGACCAGCAGTACCAGATGATGATACTGCTTTAATTTGTGATCCGTTTTTTAATCGTAGTGACAATCGATTATCTTCAACACATGGAACTTTTAACCAACTTGGTAGATTATCATTAGCAAAACGAACGCGGGTAACAATTTCTTTTGAAGTTTCTTGAGTAATACTAATGCACAGAATGTTTTTATCACTGTGAAATATCATCATCCACAAACTATATGCACTACTCAATGTAGTAATACCCAACTGTCTACTCTTTAGAATAATGTTATAGTCGTTATCAATCAACTCCTGAAGCGCTGTATCTTGAAAGGGATATAGTTCAAATGGAATGGTACCCCGTTTAGGATGTTGAATTTTCACATACTTCTTCATGAAGTACATGGGATTTTCAAGGCACTTTTTGTATTCTGCCTTGATGATATCTCTTAATGATTTCTCATTCGACATGATTTAACTTCTCCAATTTTTGTTCGATTTTAACGATTTGTTTGTCGATCTTTTTGAGATCCTTCTTCAAATCCTTCAAAATATTTTCACGGCGTTCAATTGTCCATTCATCCATCGTTCCATCGCCGTTAGGAAACGAAATCTTTTCGTGTGATGACACAAAATCAAAACTCTCTTGAACTTTGATTCTAAACTCTTTTGCTTGACTCAATTGATTCTGAAGCAGTTTCTTTTGTTCGTAATCATCGTATTTACCTTCGATACGTAGTTGAGTTTCAAATTTGGCAATACATTCTTGACAACGACCAGTCTTATTGAAAAAGATTTGATCGTATCTATTACCCCATCGAATGTCCATATTACAGTCTTTACAGATCTGTTTGGTAGCTTCGATAACAGAACTATTGACTTGGTTAACAGCTCGTTTTGATCCATTCTTTTTGATCCACTTTCTTCCATTTGCGTCAATCCAAACTTCGCCTTCTTTACGACTGGCAAAATCTGAATCGGCTGTGTAACCAACTTGAATAAAAGGACGTTCTCCGTTCAGATAGTCCCTAACGATTGCCAAATTACTTTTTCCTGATGCTTTTTTCATAACTTTTTATTTTGGTTTATACTTCGAACGTATCATTAAATACTGTGATTGCTTTGGAATATGACTTTTTTGTTTCATCCAATGGATTATCTGTATATTGCCAATTCCAAAATAGTTCAGATGGAGTCTGAAATCCGTAAAACTCTAACATCTGTTTTTGAGTTTTTACAACATCCTTGCCATTCCAGTTTTGACCCAAAGCAATAACTCCAGAATCAACATTTTTGATAATATCAGATTCGCCCAAAGTGGTGCGTCTATTCTCAATCCATGTTAATCGTTCAATCAACTTTTGATGTACACTGTTGGTCTGACCCCAACGAATTGATGTAAAAAATACAACGGCGTCACTTTCAAACAGTGGTTTTGTTATCTTCCACAGTTCATCTGATTTGTTATTGATACTTGCCCAACAACGATGATATCCACTTGGATTTTTATCTTTGTCTTTTAACAGTGCACCTTTTTCTCCACAATGATTTCCAAACTTGGAGGATACGTTACCTTCGCACACAGCAATGTTCAATTTGCTGGCATCAATAAATTCACACTTGTCGGTTCCTAAACGTTCAGCAACCAACTTTGCAAGTTTGGTGGATTTAGCTTCGTCGTCTTTGTGACCTTCCCATCTGTTTGATGTAGCAATCAACAATACCTTTTTCTTGGTCTGAAGATATTTGATGGTGTTTTCAAGACGCAATGAGTTCTTCTCCATGTCCTGTTGACTAGAACTTGAAGCTGACTCAACCAAAAAATCAGAGAGTTTTACCATATCGTCTTATAAATATCGTCAATTAGTTGTAATAAGGAACTTTCTTACCATTGATTAACAACCAACCATCTGGAGTTTTTAGTGGACATACCACATCAACCGTACCGGGCGTTGATGCTAACGTTGTACTTGTAACGGTAGCACTTACTGTTGCTGGTGCTGTAGTAGTTGGAACTGTAGCTGATACGGTTGCTTCCAAATCGGTGAACTTTCCTTTTTTGTGAGTTGACTGTCCAATATCAATGTTATCTAATGTGCCCAATGATGCTGGATTGATTTCTAAAGTTGTACTTGGTTTAATAAATACTTTACCCCCAACCCCACTAGTAATTTGGGGGCTAATACTTACCGTACCATTTTTAATATAAAAAGTTCCATTTGTTGCATTGTCACCACCACTTCCACTCGCCTCAAAATTAAATCTTGATGCGTCCAACATGGTTATACCTTGTGCAGGATTGGTTTGTTCTGTCTTGACAATTACATTAAACACCGTTAATCCATTGGTCGTATCGGCTGAGGTTATACCCGGAACTTTATTGAGAGTAGATCCAGAAACGTCAAATGTACTAATTGTACGAAGATCCGAATACACAAGATTTGAATTAACGTCAAACAACTCAGCTTTGATTTCAAACTGTTCTCCAGCAACTGATACTGGAAACGGAATACGAGTTACAAAAATGTCGGGTGAAAATGATGGCTCCGAATATGTCGTGAGTTTAATATCGGATAATGTTGCTTCACAATTTCTTGTGTAAATCACCATCGTTCCATTAAACTCATTTTTGAACTTGTTGTAAAAAACCACAGGAGACGGATAATATAATGACGATGATCGTTCATCCAAATAAAACTCGCCAATCTTTATTCCTCTGTTTACATCATAGTTTTCATCACTGTTGATTTGATCATATAGTGATGATGTAATGTAAAACGATACATAAGCCGGTTTTGAGGTGTTTGATTTTATGATTCTGGTTTTACAAGATAGTTTGTATGTGACATCAGGATAAAACTTCATGAAATTACTGTCATAACCAACTCCTGATTCGGTAATATTTTCAGATGCATTGTATGGAGAATAAACATGGTTTTGACTTCCACCGTTGGTATCGTTTTTTACAATTACATAATGTTCGGCGTCATTGTTATTGGTGAATATCATCGAATCCATCAAGTATGACGCATCTCTGGCCAACGATGTTGCCCCAGAACTTTTATACCAATAGTGGTTCAAATGATCCACATTTGGAAACGATCCTAAACTTTTGAAAAAACTGTTTGGTGTAGTTTGATCAATCAATAAATCAGAATCCACAATTGGTTCATCAGCAATAATTTCAAAATCACCAGCTGTACTCAAACTTCTTCTGTACATTTTGTGACGATATACATTTCCACAAAAGGTTTTGATATCAGAGTATTCGACAAATGCTACAGATTGATTGTATGATGAACTGGTCAAAAACCGTGTATCATATTTGACATTAGTAAACAGTGCATTTAACGTTGCATCGACTGCATTGACAATAATCTTTTTATTCTGATTATTGATGTAGTAGATTGGATGTTTTAACTTGACATTTTTATCATCAATGATTTCAGTAATCACATTTGATGATGTAATGTTTAAAGACCCAACTACATCATCTACCTTGGTGACGTATATGTCTACCAAAGAATTCTTCATTGATGCTGACATAATTAATCCAGCGTCAAATATAGTTAATCTATAATCAATCGGCGTTGAATTGACATCAAACAAACCATAGTCATCACCCTTCTTTGGAGTAACCGCGTTGGTTTGTACAGGAGAGCCAACTACAGTTTGAACGTACCCAGTAGATTGATCAGTAACGATTGGTACAAATGATGAATCAACCGTTAATGTGGGTGGTTTATAAAAAAGAACCTTTGATGTATTTTGAATCAACGGGTTAATTTGTATGTTACCAATCCATCTTACCACCTTATTATTTTGTTTTTCACGACTAACAAGAATGATTTTACCAACACCATATGGAGTATCACTGTAAACATAAACAGAAATTCTGATGGCTCCACCTTCTTTGTACGCAACGTTATTGGTTTTAGCAATTTCAACATACAAAGAATTACCAGCCGTATCCAAAACCTCTAACTGTATAGGTGTACCAGACGCAAGTTTGTCAGATCCATTTAATAAGAATGTATTTTTACCGGCAGTAAACTTGGGAGAGTATTCAGATAATACAAAATATTCGGACAGAAATGAAGAATCTTCAATATCAACTTTAAGACTTGATAGATTCAGCTTCTGCCCGACATTTCGTGGATTTGATATAATTGCCATATGTATTGTGTTCAACAATACATATAGAAATCACTGGAAATTAATACGTGAAAACCCATTGTCCTTGACTATCTCCAAACGGGTATCAACCATATCCTTCAGTACATCCAAGTGACTCACAATCCATACAAAGTCAAAATTGCTCTTCAAAAACGAGAACAAATTGGCCATGGCAGACAAATGATCACTGTCAGCACACCCAAATCCTTCATCAATAGCAATAAAGTTGGGTCGGGGTAGATTGGATACGTTGATCAACGCAACTCTAATTGCCAACGAACTTACAAACTTCTCCAAACCACTGGCAAGTTCCAAAGGCCACTTTTTATCCTCATACACAATGTAAGTCATAATGTTCTTACCATCAGTATGAAACGATACTGTGAACTCAACGATCTGATTCAGAATGTTATTGACCTCTGCCTCAATCCCAGGCAACGCTTTGGAGATGATTTGATACTGCAACCCATCTCTTGACACCGCATCTACATAATACGTGTAGGCATTGTAAATCAACTCAGTCTCTTTTGCTTCCACGATCTTCTTTTCAATTTCAGACTTCTGATATGTCCAAGTATTGATCTTACTCTTCAAATCAATGATCTTTCCATTGACCGTCTTGATGTTGAAATCAATGTTTTTGATATTGGCTTTAATACCGTCAATAGTTTGTTGAACTTTGATGTTGGATTCAATTGCATCCTTAGCATCATAATACTCCTTAATCTTGCCATTGATAACCTCCAATGAGTTCTTATCCTTGACAATCGTATTCTCCAATTGCAACTGTCCGTTTTCCAACGATGAAATGTTCTTATTCAACGTGGTCAGATCATTGGACAACTTTCGATATTCCTGATATTGTCCTGCCACTTTCTCTATTGCTGATGCCTTGTTTTTGACTTCGGACAACTTCGTAATCAAAGATCTAGCTTCAACCTTGTCATTTTCAAGGTCTTCCTTAGTCTTAATTGCGTCTTGCACAAACACGTTATTGACACAGTATGTACAATTTGGATCGTACTTGTGAGCCTCAAGCTTCTTCAACTTGTCCAACTTATTATTGACAACCAACTTCTTACGATCCAATTGACCCTCATATGAGGACACTTCCAACATCAACGTATTGTATTGAGAATACTTACCCTCAATATCATCAGACTTAAACTGTTCAACCTTTTCGTTCAACGGTTTGACATCATTCTTCAACTTCTCAATGTTTACGATTTCGTTGTCGTATTTTGACTGATTATTGGAAATACGTTGTTCGGTGGTACGTCGTTGAGATTCCAACGAAACAATATCAGTTGTACCAACATTGACCTTGATCAACTGTGAGGACGTTTCTACGACTTTATCGTTTTCAACATCACGTTGTTCGCCCAATTGTTTCAATTCAGTTTCGTTCACCCGAATAACTGATTCAGCATTGGTGATATTTGTGGTCAACGTGTCTATTTCAACGGTATAATCCGTCTTTGCAAAGTTCTTCATTACTAAGGCCCACTCACGCATCTGATCGTTAGCCAGACTATGCAGTTTATCAAAGATTGTAAGCCCCATGAATTGTGCCAATAGATCTTTGCGTTCAGTTTGACCTAGATCAATGAATGAACCAGTCTTACTGTTTTGAATGCTCAACACTGTGAGAATAAAGTCATCATAGGTGCCAACATAATCTCTAATGAGATCGTTGGTATTACGACGAGCTTCTCCATTTAGTTCAATAACCTGACCATTTTCTTCCTTCCAAAATTTGACATCAACCTTGACACTGCCCTTCTTATCAGCGTTTCCGATACGTTCAATGAAGTAATTGACCTTATCAATTTCAAAATTGAACTTACAACGAAACGACAACTTTTGAGTATTCATGACATGGACGGCTTTGAAAGCACGATCACATTTATCGAAAATACAAAACGATAGAGCAGAAAGAATACTGGATTTTCCACTTGCGTTTGCAGCAAATAGACCCACTACATCCTTCATCTTACTGAAGTCGATGACGTTTCCTTCGCCGTAACTAAACATGTTGTCAAACTCAAACCGCTTAGGCTTCCATCGAATATTCTTTGCGGTAAGATCCTTGACAATCAAATCGTTCAGTTCCTTGTTGATCTTTTCCACGGACAAAATAAGACCATCTGGAATATTGGCATGTTTATCCTGAAGATACTCTGTGATCAACTTGTTTTGATACGTAATGTTTGAAAGTCCGTGAACATTCAAATTTGGCACCACTGAATTAGTAAGACTCGACACCAAGTTATCCACCCGTAGATAGTTGATATCCATTAGTTCAGTATGTTTACGAACCTCAGCAATAATGGCTTTCATTTCAGAAGCCACCGTTTCTAGTGCCTTAACTCGTAGAGTGGTTTTCTTGGGAATGCCATTCAGATCGGTAAGCAACCGTCCTTTATCAACTTCAATGGTAAAGTATCCATAGTCGTTTTTGACTTCAACGTGTTTGAACTTGAGAGTCTTGAGATCCCAATAAACAAAGCCATGACCACGAAGTTCTTCACCGTGATTCTGTTGAATCAACGATCCAGAATAAACAACTACCGGTTTGCGTACATTGTTATCATCAACGCCGTATGTTTGAAGAACCTGATGACGATGAATGTCACCTAGCAAAATGATTTGGTGACCATCAAACAGTTCATTCTTGGTACTGCTACTGACTTTATAGCCAATATCAGTCACAGCACTATCAATTGGTCCATGATATAGTCCAATACAATAAGTAGCATTGTTAACATATGTCTTGGGAATGTTTGCAAACCGAATGTAGTTTTCGGGAGAATGTTCATCAAACACTGAAAAGTTATTGAAAAGGATATCTCCTAGAAGATAGATTCCAGTGTCCCTTAGATAAAACAGGTTTGGATGCTTGAGTGCGTTAACGATGGGACTCAAACTGTCCATTCGGTTTTTGTTGGTCAACGTAGCGTCATGATTACCAGCGGTAAGTATGGTCGGACGAAGATCTGCCAATCTCTTGAGAAATTGGGACGCAATTTCAACGCATTCAGGGCTAAGATCGCTTTTGTTATGAAAAACGTCTCCAACTACACAAACCGCAGTTGACGACGGTGTTCTGTCAATTGATTTGTATAGGTTTTCAAACACCTCACGATATTCGGTATGACGTTTGGTCAACAGAATATGAATATCTGCGATATGAAGAATGTTGGTGAAGTTTGAAACTCCACATGTAAGTTTTGTGACCATAAAATTCAAATAGATAATTTACTACGAAATAATGATTCGAAATCAAGAACTGGAGTATTGTTAATCAATTCCCAAGTTTTTGCGAATCCGATTTCAGATGGATCTTTTCCATCAAGTTTGACCAACCGAGTTTCAATATTGTTTTTCAACAGAAATTCACTGATTCGAATAGAATCAGACAATGCATCGTTATCCAACACAATATTGACTTTCTTCACTGTATTACAGATCAACGCCGATTTCAACTTATTTGAAAGCGTTTTTCCAAATAAAGGAATTGCATTGTTTCTCACCGATATAGCATCAAACGCACCTTCAACCAACGTAATTGGCTGATGATAATCCACAAACATCTCAAAGCCAATAATATCCTTGGATCCAAAACTGTTGACGTATTTCATTTTGGCATCTTCAAACACACTTCGTGTCGAATAAAAATTCAAATGACCAGACGCATCATATGATGGTATCAAAATTCTGCCATGAAACTGACCACCTTCACAATATCCGATATTGTATCTCAAAACATCGTATTTTGTGATGTTACGACTTTTCAGATACTTCAAAGCGTGTCTTCCAGTCAACGTCAACTCTTCGTCATAAAACGAACGATATTCCTTTGGAAGCATCAATTGTTCAACGATATCAACCTTCTTCTCAGAAAAGATTTCCAGAATGGCACTGATATCGTTTTGTGGAAGTTTTCTATAAGTCTCAGTGTTCTTGTAAATCTGGCTTAGATATTCACCAGACAATCCCAACTTTTTGAACAACGTCTTTAACGATGTACCTGATAATCCACACACCCAACAATGATACTTTCCAGTAACCGTGTTGATTTCTAGTTTGCGTTTGTAATGCTTACATACCGGACAAAAGTACACAGCATCAGTCCCTTTACGAATTTTGGCGGACTGTTTTAGTGCTTTATTTAAAATGGTGACAACTTCTGTCTGATACAACAACATGCTAGTACTGTATCAGAAACTCTATCCAAATCAACAAAATTATGCTTTAAATAAAGCACAGACCATGGCATCATACATGTCACCGTTGCGTTCATCCCAACTGCCTTTTTTCTTTTTCTGGTCAAATTTGGTCACATCAACGAAGTTCACAATGTTGGCTTTAACAAATTCTTTGGCCTTCATACCCTTGACTCTTGCTTTTCCAAACAACTGTTTTCTCATGGTGTTGACGTTACACAAGTTAACCTGCAATTTGGTTTCTTCAGAAATGATGTACTCAAAAACTGCATTGAATCTTGCCAACTTGATGATAACTTGTTGACTGGTTCTACCTCCAGCAAATCCACTCAATGCTGCCTCAAGATTAATTTCGGCAACGTTTTTGAGTAACGGTGTAGTTTTAAGATAATCTAAAACAAAAAGAGACTTCTCTTTGGAAGTCTCTAAATTTGATATGTCTAAAAATCCAGCACTAACGATCTTACCATCTTCTGAAAACGCCCATCCAACGGTAGATGTGCTAGCATCCAATCCTAATGTCATAACTTATTTATTTATTTTTATGGACGGTATCTATTGGTCTCACCAACACGATAAAATCCCGAAGTATTCAAAGCCTTGTCTGTGAAATTTTCACGACGACTAGTGTTCATACCCGTAGTAAATCCCGGTTCAATGGTCAACGTCTTTGACAATTGAGTATAGCCATATGGTGTTTGAACACCTTGAATCATGGTGTTTGTACCAGCTTTCTTTGCATCAAACGCACCACCGGTACGGTCTGAAGCATATCTTGATTCAAGATTTTTGGTTAATGACGTTCTTTCAATTGAATTTGCCATAATATTAGTCTATGTTGATTATAAATATTATTATACGTCCCATTTAACCAAAAAATTTAAAGGATACTCTCCACTGTTTTTGATTGGAGACGACAACTTAGCTACTGCAACCAAATCGGCGCCACTATATAACCCAATTGTAGTAATATAGGGTGCCAAGTATGAGCCAGTGATATCAAGTGAAGCACTTTCTTGATAATCCAAGAATGTAGAGTTGATAGTAGGTATTCCATTTGTATCCGGATATTTTGATGTCTTTGATGTTATATATGACACAACATCGGAAAGACTCACTCTTGTTGAAAATGGATTGATTAAATTATTGTAGTTCTCAATATTCAGTGCGCCGATAAAGAACTTCCACAATATTTTAGCATCATTGATGGTAACTTTTCCGTCACCGTCAAAATCAAACTCCATTTCTTTTTGTACCAGAGTTGATTGATAACGTGAATACTGTTGTTTTAAAGTATATTGACCATACTCATAGAAGGTCGTATAATATTCAAACAGACTTCGTTCAGTTGCGTTTTCAATAACATATTCATCCCAAAATGTAGAGTCAGCGGCAAAATTGGGACTGCCTGGTGTATTAACATCAACAATATACAACAAAATCAAATTCAAATCTCTGAAATCAAATTGTCCGTTTCCAAACAAATCAAATGAAGGAATCGAATTGACTAACGCAGTAGGATTTGTAGGTACATTGAATTCACCAGATTCTACCACACAAATCACGGACTTTTCATTCAGTGTATATTTGCTCTTGTATGATAAATCATATTTGTACTCTCTTGTATCTTCTGTCTCCAACATGTTATCAAATTGTGATCCAGTATTTGAGAAAATGATTTCACCGTTCTTATAAAAAACATTACCAACATGATAATTTGTTCTCAACGAACTCAATGTAGAAATATACGCATGACCACGCATATTCAATAGATCAAGTTGAGCAACAGATGGACTAACAACAAAAGTGTTACTGGATGTAAAATCGTTGATAATATACGGTGAACCAATTGCAATGGATCTATCGCTTATAGCAACATCATATCCATATGACATATATGGATATCCTATAGCTTTCTTTTTGTAATCGTATGTAACTGGAACAACTGTGGAACCAGTTTTTTCAAACAAAATATACTGTCCATGTATGACGTTAGTGTCATCATATGACTGACTGATAGAGCTTGATACTGTTGATTTGATAGCCAATGCGTTGCTTGACGAAATACACCCAACAACAATTCTATCGTTACATACGTCAACAGAACATCCCAAACGATTTGATTTGATAGTGTATTGATCACCGATATACTTTTCAATCAAATCCCAATATACTTGTCCATCATCAGCATAAATTCCATTTGCGTTTGCTGTGTTTACGGGACAATCTTTACGATTGTAAATGTATGCAGCACCTCTACTATATTGAGTATTTGATCCACTGTATTCATAATAGCTGGCGTCATAGGGAGCACCAATTACAATAGTATTTCCATTGATTTGAATATCATTACCAAATCTATCATATGAATTTTTTACATAACCATATGAATTGATTGAGTCAAATGGAACATATTGAGATCCAGTAATAGAAGAAAATGTATGTGTCAGTGACCAACCACCAGAAGCACTTTCAAACAAATATACGCTTGGATTTTCCAAAGATGCTGTTTCAGCAATCAAGATGGAATTGCTTCCCGATTTGTCGATACGTACCAATGAACCAAAACTGTTTCCCGTTTCTACAGCGGAAATTGTAGAAATTGGAGTAGATGATACTGAAATGCCACTAGATCCAGTTGTGTAACTATACACATACACAGAACCATTGCCATTTTGATTTGCACCTACAACAATATATTTGTTGTTTATAGAAACAGAGTGACCAAACGAATTATATGTGGTACCTATCGGTGAATTGATTTTTCTTGCAGAAATCAACGATGATGCAATAGTTGAAGAATTTGATGATGTAAGATTCAACAAGTAAACGTCTACAAGACTAGTATGTGTGTAGGGCGAACCCAAATAAGATCCGGTAAAATATTCATTACCAACAACAAAAACGTTTTCGTACAAATCAAAAGATTGACCATATGCATCTTTTGATATTGATGTAGCACCAGTTCCACTTGTTCCTCCGGTTCCACTTGTACCAAAAGCAAACATAGATCTGGAAGTACCATAGTAAGAATATGATCCTTTTGATATATCAAACCGATATAAGTCGATACTACCAGTACCAGCTTGAGATGCATATTGTGGATTTGGGTTTCCCACAGCAACAAACTTGCCGTAGGCTTCAACCTTAGATCCATACATTGTTACTGGTCCAACTGTTCCATTCATAAAATTAGTTTGTATCTACCGTCCAACCTTTTGCCAACAAATTGTTCTTGGCTGTAATACCAACTCCTGTAGGAGCAGCATTTGTTCCACCCCACAATTGAACTTGTCCGCCTGTGATTCCATTAGCATCCAATTTAGTTAAAATACTATTGACCTCAGTAACGGTCAACGCACATTGATATCCGTAAACCGATTTCAATTGAGGTACGTTTGCTGGTAAATTAAATGTGGTTATTAATGAACACTTGGTTATCACAATATCTTTCAACTTGGTACATGTGCTTAAGTTAACCGACGGAACATTAGTATCACTATCACCACATGAGAACGTCTCCAAATCAACAAATGGTGTACAATCAATCGGAACCGTAATTCCACATTGTGCTATTGCCAAGTTTTTCAATTTTGTCAAACCACTAAATCCTGTGGGTATACCAACACTAGTGTTTGCATACATATACAGGAACGTCAAATTTGTATTATTTGATAAATCCAAAGAAGTCAACGAATTGCCATTTATAGCCAAAGCTTGTAACTCAGTGTTATTACTTACATCGATTGACGATAACCCGTCATCTTGACAATACAACTGTCTCAATTTTGTATTGTTAGTTACATCCAACACACCAAGATTTGCATTTCCACTAACCTGTAAAATGATCAAATTAGTTAACGTACTAACATCAAATGGAGTTGGTCCGGTTCCACGCAAATCACAGTTCCAAACTTGCAATACATTTAATGCAGTACAACTGGTCAATCCCGTGATTTGTGTCAAGTTAGAACACAAATATGTGTACAACGTTGTCAACGATGTATTTCCGGTAACATTTAAAGCAGTAATAGCATTATTTGCTACAGATAATAACGTCAATGGAGTTCTGGAGCTTAAATTCAATGTACCGGCCAGAGCGTTGTTATCCAAATTAATGTATGTTAAATTTGGAAGATCTGTGATTGTGACAGAACTCAATGAAGCATTATTTTTCAACGAAAGAGAAGTTAATCCCGTCACACCAATTCCACTAATTGATGTTAACGCTTGATTTTCTATACCCAAATATTCTAATGATGTATAATAGTTCGTATTTGATATTGTCGTAATTGGATCGACGGTAGAATCTATCTTAATAGCCTTTATGTTTGAAGGATCAATAATAGATTTAAAATTTGCCAAAGTGACATTAGAATTAGAAATGAGAATTCCACCACCATCAGTGCTCCAATTCATCAATTGAGTTGATGGACTATAATCTAATCTATCCGCTGGATCATATGCAGTAACCGTTGTTGTAGCAGGAGTCGATGAACCAGCAACGTTTGTGGCGGTCAATGAAACTGTATAGGTTCCTTTAGTTGAATATGTATTTGGTGATGGATTTTTACTGGTGCTTGTGTTTGTATCTCCAAAATTCCATGCCCAACTATATGGGTTGAATACAGCATTCTCTGATGTTGTATTCGTGAATGCAACTGAAAGGGGAATGTCTCCTACGGACGGTGTTAATGTAAACGAAGCAACTGGAACAATAGCGGATGAAACATTAATTATGTTGGTCTTAACCTTTGTACCGCTTCCACCTGCATTTGTTGCAGTAAGTGTTACTGTGTAAGTTCCTGACGTAGAATATACGTGAGTTGGATTTTCTGACGTGCTTGTGGTTGAATCTCCAAAATCCCACAAGTAAGTAATTGGACCAACGCCCGTTGTTAAATTCGTGAAAGTAATTGTCGTAATAGAAGCGTAGATACCCGTAATAGGAGTCTGATCGAAATCGACAGTTGGAGTTGGAACCGTCAATGCAGTAATGTACGAAGGAATTGTTAATGTCGTACTTCCGCCTGCATTAAGTGCAGTTAATGTTACGTCGTAAATACCAGCAGATGTATAAATATGAGTTGGATTTTCAGATACGCTTCCTGACAAATCTCCGAATGTCCACACATAAGATGACGCACCCGTTGTGTTGTTATCGAACGTAACAGAAAGTGGAATATATCCACTTAATGGAGTTCCGGTGAAACTCACGACTGGAACTGGTACTACAGCGTTAGCAGTAATATAGCCTATTCTGGTTTTTTTAGATGTTCCACCAAATCCAGTGGCAGTAAGTGAAATGGTATATGTGCCAGGTTCAACATATACGTGGGTAAATGAGGTTGATGAAGTGGATGTATTACCATCTCCAAGATCCCATAAATATTCGGTGACGTTTCCGGACACAATAGGAGTAAATGTTGTTGAAAACGGTGCAAATCCTGAAAGAGGTGTTGCTGTAAAATTAACAGTTGGAGATGGATACAAACTAGAGGTAGTATCGGTATAGTCTATAAAATGCGTTCCATCAACATACAAGTTACCGTATGTATCATCATAAATTGTATAGTCTTTATCTTTGGAACGATCAATCAAAAGAACAGAATCACGTAATATTGATTCGCCAAAATAGATTCGTGGCAAAGTAATTCTTACACAAGTATTTTGTAGTATTTTTACAACTTTATCGGTATCTGTCGTTTCCAATCCAAATGACTGCGCTATGTTTGGATTGTAATACGCATTTTTTACCAATTGATAAACGAGTCGTTTATACGATCCGTTTGTATTTTGTTCATCAACAACGAATCCATACTGAGCAGCTGATGCAGAATCAAAAAAGTTATAACTACTACTGACAAAAAAACCTTCTTCCACCGTTTGGACCGAACTGGAAGCACTTAGTGTCCATGATTTGTTCGAACTAAAAGGTGTATTGAAAATCTCATTAGACTGTATAGACTTTATCATTGAATTAGAAATCCAGGCGTACTTTGATCAAAAGTTCATTAGAGAAGGTCTTTTGTGCTGGTCTACTCAATTTAGCGACGGCAACAAGTTCATTGTTGCTATTATACAATCCAACTGAAGTAGGATACACTTTTGGATCAGTCAAAAAGTCTGATTGTTTAATATCACCACGTTGACGAATTTCACCAGTAACAGCATCAGTTGTAGCTGTAGAATACGTAAACGTAGGATTGTTACTATAGTTAAAATCACGATTCTTTACACGTACAAAATAGTGACGTGAAGGAACGTATTCACTACGTCTTATCCGCATATTATCAGATGATGCACGTATAAGATTATACACCGCTTCTTTATACAATTGGTTGTTCAAATACGTTCCGGCAGCAGGGGCATTTGTACGAGCATTACCGCTTGTTCCGGTACTTGGAATCGTAATTTTTGCAGTGGTTGAAGTTACTGAATTCAAAAATTCAGCATTCAAAATCACAATACCCGCCTTAGGAAATACCAATCCAATACCGGTTGTAGGATGATATTGTGCAACACTCTTATCACCAGTATAATTTGCAGTACCAGCACTACTCAACAATCCAGTTGCTAGTGATGTGTAGTTATTGTATGACGCAGCACCCGTGGTTTCATCGTATTGACCCAAGATCAAATTGTAATATCCAGCAGATCCGCTTTGGGCAGTAATTGAAGAATCATCGATTAAACGAACATATTGAGCACTAGCACTAGCATCATTCTTTAGTGTTAGTTGAAATTGCCCAGCGTCAATACCATCTCGGAGTTTTTGAGAATTGAATGACAACACAACAAAATCCGTTGAAAGAGATACCGATGTCACAGATGATGCTGGCGACGTTTGTGACTTGACAGCAAAGGATTCACCGTTGTTCAAGATGTTAACATACTGTGACCAAATAGCTTTGGTTGGACTGACCTTGATGTTTGTATACTCATCGTAACTGGTTGCGTAACCATTTGCATTACCATATGCAATACTAAACAATGCATCATTAGAACTTGATGTAGCACCTAAAGTAGGATACACATCCAAGTAATAATATCCATTATATACGTCGTATCTATTGGAGCCAGAAATGGTGGCTTGAAGACTTCCTGTTGCTACACTGCTTTGTATCTGAAACAGTGAACCAGTACTAAACAGACCAGTCGATACCTTGGTAGATCTTCCGGCAACAATATCAGATTGTTCAAATTGTTTATAAATCATATAATTAAGAAATTCTCACTGTTACTGGAATAGTAATAGATCCACCACTTTCGTTTCCTACCACCGTAATTGTAGCAGATGTTGTTACTGTCAATGAGGTGTTTGGAATGAACTTAAATCTATTTCCAACTACAACCTGCGATGTGGTACTGATCAAGTCATTAGCAAATGAAGGCACCGTACTGGTACTGGTATTTGCTGAATTGGTTTGATCTACAACCAAGGTTCCTAACTTCTTGTTTGACAAAATGGCAGTATAACCCAAAGTCAAATTGTATGCTGGATTTGTTGTTGGCGAAATAACGTTATCAGACTTGTTATCCTTTTGAACGTCAATCGATTGAATGTTCAAACTAATTACAGGTATCGATGTTACACCCTGTGCAAGTGTGACCAACTTGTACTTCATTGTCTGAGTTTCGTCAGACAGTGGTTGAAACACTGGTGTGTTTCTAATGGCGATATCGTAGTATGCACTTCCCTGTGGATGATTTGGATTGTACAAGTTGTAATCAACTTCATCATCGGCAAGAGCAAATGAAGTAATATTCAAATTACCGGTCTGTGCCAACAGTTCTCTTCCTCTTTTTGTTAGAACTGCATCTACAGTTATAGTTTTGTTATCTACGTATGCCATATGTGTTTTTCTTTTCTATAAGTATTGTTTTACCTGTCTTTTTATTTATTATTTTTTACTGAACTGTCAAAACTCCGTTGTTTCCTGTTGATATAGAAGTATTAGTTACAACGGTACTAATTACTGGCAAACTCTTATCTGGGTTGCCACATGAATCCACAGTATAATTAGTAGTCTGTTTTGATTTAACAAAATATCCGTATTTGACGCCATCATCAGATACAGCAATACTCAAATCCCACCGAATAGGATTGTGTCTGGTTCCCAAGAAATTTTGAGTTGATCCTCTAAAAATCGTGGCTGGTTCATACGGATATGCACTGTACGTATCCTTTTTGGCAATTGAAAGTTTGTTCAAAATCTTCGTATATGAGTCGATTGTACCCATAAAGTTGTATTCTTGTACGGAAGCACTATATGGAATCATCCATGTATAATGTGGAACTGACTCTGAAATGTTTTCATAGTTTGATCCAGAACCTAACACATCAACATAGATAATACCAAATCCTGTACCCGAGTCCAATGTACTTTCAACCCACAATTCTTCATATGAAGTTACATCATTAATATAACTGTATGTTCCTTGGAAGTTGTTTTGCAATATCAATGACTGTGATACAGGATATGCTGATATGGATTTCTTATCAACAAACTGACCAAAACTGCTAGAAGTTTGTGTTTGGTATTGATCGTTTCTCCAAACAGTAACGTTATCAGCAGAACTGGATCTTACTAAATTTGTAAATTCTACAGTTTCTTCTACGATTTCACTATCAATTGGCTTAAGAGGAAACTTGATTCTTTCCAAAATTGTTGGTTCAATCAAAATGCCGTTTAACAATTGATTACGAGCAGCTACCACATTTCGAATCGATTCAAAAATACTAGAATCAAAGTACAACTTATAAATACTAGTAAACTCTTGATACAAAATTCGTCCACTTGCTTTTGGCGATCCATCAGAATAATATGATGCTCTCATATCTTCCAATACTGAATAACTTGAAGAAAACTCTTGACGTGGATCGCCCAACTCTCCAACAACATCTTTGTTACCAAAGTATCTCAAGATTTCTTCATTCTTACTTGATACCGGTGACATAAAGATGCCTACCAACGGTGAATCTGTATCTGTATTAAATGGAGTATTTTTATCGAACGGTGTTAAAGCAGAAGTGTTGTGATGATCCTTCACTGCAATCTTGTTGTTCCACAACAAGTTAGGACCATAGTTTGACATTCTGTAAGACTGATTAACACTGTACTCAATAAAGTTGTATGGAAACGCAGAAGATACTTCGCCAAGACATACATTTGCATATGGATATAACGAACTGGTAGAATAACTACCAGAATACATTGAACGTATGACCAACGTATCATCGTACAAATCTGGATTTTCAGACAACGAGTTGTATGTCGTTTCAGATCCAACAGATACAGTTGGGAGATTGTACAAATAGGCATACAATGCAGTTCCACCAGGCATTGACCCACTCTTCTCGTATGTGTATGTTTCAACCGACGTACTCAATTGACGTGGATAATTATAAGCCAATCTAAAATACAGATTGTCTCTTATGAATGCGTCATTTGTTTCGTAGTATGAATCAAAGTTATTAGCGTGTTCAGTGAGATTGTCAAACGAAATTGGAACTTTCCATAGGTTCAATTTATCAATTGACCCACTAAAATCTGTAGATCCCAACTTCAAAAACTTAGCTGTACCGCTTCTGAACGATACATTTTGTTGATATTCAAACAATTGTGAATTGATCGACTTTAATCTGTTTTCACCCTCATCATTGATCGTCACAACCAAATCATACATGGTGGGCATTTCGTCAATGTTTGCAGATTGTGAATAGTATGATGATGGATGATTTTTACGTATCATCACGCTATATACGTTTCCATCAAAAATTGGCAAAGAATCAGAGTAAATTTCTTCATCCCCGATTTCAAATACAATTTTGCCGTTATCGTTCAACGATTCTTTATATGCATAAACTCTGTAGTCATAACCAGACGAACCATCTGGATACTTTCTAAGCAAATCAATTTTGGTCAATTGACCATACATTTTGCTATATCTGTTGCTAAATGCAAACTTAAACTCTACAGTATCAATATCTTCACTGTAAGGAGTGAGTATATAAGATTGTGGGTTAAGGTTTAATAAATATACATTCTTGTCAAAGGTATATCTTGACTGTGATACATCTGAGTATGCTCCAAACTCTCTTACGTTGATGATATTATTGGGAACACCGTAACATGCCAATAACAATTTAACACTTTCAACCGTTCCTTTTGCCTTTAATATAGCAGGAAGACTGTTTAAAATACGATTGTTAATTATGTTGGTTTTATCAGCGATAGACGCATAATTGGTTCCAGCAATGTAATTAGACAACAATGTTGCATCATTGACCGACGATTGCATTTTCCAACCAAATGATGACAATAGACCATCCAACACTTTGTTTGGAATAGTTGTATTTACACCGGAGTTATTGAATGACAACATCGGGAACTTATCAATGTAGATATAAATGTTATCAAAATGATGACCTATCATGGATAGGAAAATCAAAAAGTCGTCGTTATTTACATCTGACAAAAGATACGTTGGCAGATTGTTAATCAAATTGTCTCTGTTATTTGCATCATATTCATCAGCTTCATCTTCATATGATTGAGGAAAACGATCCACATTGTTGTACAAATCGTTGGTCCACAAATAGTACTCAAACCCATCAAACGAAAGTTTGATATCATTGATTTCACCCGTCAACTGTTCAATTTTCTGTACAGTATATTGATCAGAGTATGAAGCAGCATTCAATTCATCAATAGATGAATTTTTAGATTTGATTGACATCAACTTATTCTTGTAAATAATGATGCGAGTTTTTGCTGAGGAGTATACAATGAAATTCTGAAAATTAGTATAGTCTACATTGATATTTGAAAAACGTTGTTTCAAAATCAAATCGACATCTTCTACGTTAGTTGAATCAGTTAAAGTATATTCTACTGAAAGAGATGTTTTTTTATCATTAACCTTCAAATTTAAATTTGCAGGTTTGATAGCAAACGTGTTATACTTCGGAATAGTTACCAATACAATATCCTGTACAACCGGACTCAAAGAAGTATTTACAATCCAAAAAGTGCTGTTAACACCAATTGTATTTGGTAGAGCTTCTTGTAACTTGATTACAAGAGTTCCATCTGAAAATTGTTTTTGTGACAGAATCTTAATCATCTGATTCTGACCAAAATTGATAGAATTCTTCAAAGGACCAACATACTTTTTATCGTACTCTGACTTAATATCAATAAAGTATTGTTGAATCTGTTGGTTAAAAATCGTGTACAAGTAAGAGTAACAAACCAACGTGTCGTTGTTATCAACGTCGTGAATGTTTTTTAGTCTGATCTTAATTGTCTCAGACACAATAGTGTCCAAAATTTTTGAATATTGATCTGATGTATAACACTCTGCGTAATTTTCATACAAGAATGTTTTGATATAATCAGCAATACCAATGAATCTAATATCCTTAGGTAAATTATTGACAGAATTGGCCGGAATGACGAAACCATTATAGATTTCGTTCATCAACTTATACAATCCATCACCACCGATAACCGCATACGCTTTATCGAATGTATTTAAAACATCATCAGGAGTACCGTTAACAAAGTTTAACAAATAAGTTTGTTTAAGATAATATTCGAAATACGGAATAATATCACGCGCCTCAATTTTCCCACTGACATAACAATCATATTCACTTTGAAAATCAATCTTATCTTGATCATTAAAGTTTTCCTTTTCCAAAATCAATGATGTTTTGATTTCCTTACGTGTCGGTGAAATCTGTTTTATAACAAAACATTGTTTGTCATATGTTCCGACAATGTTTGACAAAAAGTTATATACAACTCGGTAACTGCCATTTTGTATACCGTATTTTGCCAAATCTAAACGTGGATCCAACAAAATCTTTGCATTTTCATACAACGTAAATGTTGGTATAAACTCATCATATGTAACCGAAATCGTACTGTTTTGAATATCTTGATATTCAATTGTACGAGACTGAAATGTTTCGTCTTGATAAACTGGTTGCCAAAGATTAAGATTTTCTTGAGAATCGAACACTGACAATTCAATATAATCGTCAATCTGTGATCCATAAAACCTTTCGGGTGACGGTGGAACCTTCTTCATTAAAGAAGAAATCTCGGCAGAAAAATAGGACGAACTATTTACCTGATCTACATAATCTGTCGTAGTTGGAAACGGATATGCCATATGACTATCAATATATATCAACGAAGAAGGTTCTTAACTATTACATTTCCAATGTTATTCAATTTCCATATAATTTATACGTTTAACGTTTTAGACTTGAATTGCCGGAAGCGTTATTCCCAGCATTAAATCTATTCCATTGTTGTTTATACTGTTCGTACTGAGCTGGACTTATACCATTTATTAGAGCCGTTTTTTGTTTATCCGAAAGATTAAGTCCAGTTTTAGTTCCAGCGGTTAATTTTCCAAGAAGCCAATCACTCCAGCGTAATGATCTATTCACTGAGACTGGATCGTCATTATCTCTTAATGATTTTGAACATTTAAGTTGAAGAATCTCAATATTATAAGATCCTTCACTACCTCTTCCATCAAAAATATCAATTATAGCCGTATAGTTATTAGAAGAATTTGGTTGTTGACTAATTTGTACAGATCCACGTCCGTTCCATTTGATAGTCAAATTAGTATTATATGGACCAACGCCGTTGTTAACAACCTCACTGACAGTTCTTGGTAATATACCACGATACTGTTCATTTGAATAGGTGACATTAGTTCCACGTAATGTAATACGTAATGTATGATCTACATTGCCAGTAAACTTAAATATGGTTTGTGGATTGACACAATCTTCCGATGGTTGTTGTATCGGAGTTGGTTTTTGGTTTCTTCCACCGGAACATTCCTCATAATCTTTTTTATTATATGCATCACGACTTGTCCATATAATACGACCTTCATACGAAATCAAAGCGGCAACTGAATGTGGACCGCCCCAGTTCTTATAGAACAAATCAACAGTCTTCCATCCTTCAGTTAACTGAACAGTTGTTGGATGATCACTTTGATAATTTTCTAACTGTGATGCGTAAGGTGATTGAGCTGTAATCTTGGTCAAATCAACGTAACGTGTTCCGTCAATTGCCATATATCCAGAATTATCAACTGAGTATTTTAATGTATAGGTTCCAGTTGTAGGAATATAAACTTGGTATGACAATGTATCGGATGATTCAACTTGAAATGACTCTCCAACCTTTTCACTATATACGCCGTAACTATACATCATTGGACTCTTACCAACACCATAACTTGGCCAGATTTTATCATATTTACCAAATGGATAATACTTCTCAACGCATGTAACTGATTGTGGTATAACCTTTTGTACCGCCAATTGATGTACAGGAAGTGAAGGTGTGACCGCCAAAGTAGTTACAGGCATTGAAACTGGTGTAACCGGCTTCAATGTGGTAGGAGCAGGAACCAAAAACTCCAATGGTGGAGAAAGCTGAATATCTTGTTGACGTTGACACTGTTCTGATGGTATCAAACCAGCTTGAGCACCAGTTAATGTTGTAGACACCGTATTAGATTGTGCAGTAACAACGTCTGTGGTACTAGTATTTGCTGTGTCAGATCCCAATCCTGTAGATGATGCATCGGATTGAATTGCGTCTTGAGATTTCAATGGAAGATATGGAAACACGGTGTTAAAATCACTAACCGTTTTACCTTCTCCGGCTTTAATACGCAACTGAATGATGGTATCTTTACTAGCAGAAATCAATGCATCTTTACCCGACGAATTGCTAATTTTAGACAATTCGGTAGTTAAAGTGGTGATTTTATCTTGAAGTGTCTTTTTCTCAGATTTGAGCGTAGTAACTTTTACGTCTTCTTTTGGTTCAATATCTTTGAACTCGGAGATATTGATATCGTAGACGTTGGTTATAGAGTTAACTTCGTAAACATCTGGAGTTAATGTAACTGCAAAATATTTCTCAGTAGAATCGACAATAATCAAATTACCAAATTCGTCAAATTGATTATCATATGATCCATCCCGTTTAAATGAACTTTGTGTTTCTGTGATCATCTTACAATTTTGAAATAAGTATTATTGTCGAATACGTCAATGGCACCATTTAATTCTGTCTTGATAAGAATTTTAAAGTATCTTTCTTGTGGTAGACATGACATGTCCAACATGAAGTAATTACCATTAGAATCACAACTCAACTTGGTACCTTCATCAAAATCAATAATTACTTCTTCGGTTTCAGTATCTTTAATCGAATAGTATGAAGTTTCAGGCAAATACTTTGGTGTCAAATATACGGTTTGTTGTGTTGACTTAACAAAATTCTTTAGTGGGAATTTTTCTCTAGCAAACACTGTGATTCTTACAACGCTGTTACTCTTATATTCCTTTTTAACGTTCTTTAGTACAACAGCAAGTTGAGTGTCATCAGTAATTGGACTCAAACTTCCGGTGACAAATGTTGAATCATCATATACAACATCAACATATGGTGTGTAAATAGTATTGGTTTCTTTACCATAGAACCCAAGATTTCCATTGCTGACGTTTTGAGTGTTTAACTCTTCCGATGTCAATAGAATAAATCCTTCGTTTGGAACACAACCGCACATCCATGATTTAACGATAGGAGTAACATCCATCTTGATATCAGATGATTCGTATCCAAAACTCTGTGAAGCAATCAATGAACTTCCAGTATGAAGAGTTGAACAAAAACTAGAAGTTGATACCGTGGCTGAATTTGGCACAGAATAATGCCAGGTTCCTCCACCATTTCCAAATGCTATAGATTTATTGGATTCGTTGGTCAAATAGTCATACAAATCCTTTGTTGGATTGGATGGGTACCAACGTGTTCCACCTGTAGAACTATAATCTCTATAATTCCAACTTGCTCCGGTAGTTGATCCATTGTCAGCAAATCTTCCATTACCCATTTCCCAACTTTGACTAACAGGATAAGCGTAAAGAGTATATGTCAATGGAAGTTCCTGTTGTTTCAGAACTTTCATATTCAAAACAAACTTTGGATCAACAATGTCCCCGGATGAAATTGAACTGGATATAGCAGATACATCAAATTTTAGTAACGCTCTACTAAATTTTGAGTAGGTGTTAAAAGAAAACTTTGGATTGTAGTAACTGTAACTACCAGATATGTCCCCTTCCAAGGTTCCAGAAATTCCGTATAAACTGCCCGATAGAACTGTGACGATACCAGTTAAACTACCCGATACATTTCCACGCACCGTTGATCCAGACACACTTCCTGACAATTCCGTCACACTTCCGCTTACACGGGTCAATGACACCGTTTGAGTTGTATATGTAGTTCCGTTCAACAAAGCGCTTGAAACGTAGCCTGAGACGCTGCCCGTGACATTACCTGTGAACCTTGTAGTTGTGAAATCAGCACATGATGAAGTTGGATTTGCATATGCCAATACTGATCCATATACAATGGATGTATTGGTGGATGTATCAGATATAATTACATTTGTGGTACTTCCTGAAAAATATCCAATGACGGTACCATTAAAATTGACTAAATTGTTGAGAATATAGTCGTTTGAATCCAAACTTCCGGATTGATATTTGACAACAGATTTGACACTAGAAGCTACAGTGCTAATATTCAGCAACTCGTCTATACCAAAATTTTTGTTTTCAAAATTGGTAAAGTTCGTTATGTATGTATCTTTGGATGGAAAAATAAAAATATGCATATTATACTGAGGTGGCTTTTATGTCTACGTCTGGATACTTAAGTTCAAATACACATGGATCAAGAGATGGATAAACGATTTTATTTACGGTTGCAGCATCAATGTTATATTCTACATCCGAGTACGTTCCATTTCTTGATGTCAAATTATTGATCTTCAGATACGCAACAGATTGAACTCCTTCCACTTTGGCGATTTCTAATTCCAATTGACTCAAGTTAATTGGTTGATTGAATCCCCACAAATCAATATTAAAGAAATCCTTGATGGTCTGTACACAATTTGCCAACACTTCTTTTTTGTTGAAATTGTTGTAAGTGACAATCTTAAAGTCCACACCAATATTGATGATATAACCATCAATCAAATTGATACCGTCAGTCATCATACGATATCTACTCAAATATCGACGAAGATTGTGCAACAATGCTTGATTCGGTTTTGTCAAGTTTTTGTTTTCATCATAACTCAACAAATACAAATTAACTGAAAATGGATTCTTCAGATTACCACTAATTTGTCGATTGCTGATCACTTCATTGTTTTGTGTCAACTGTCCATCGACAATAGAATTAGCGTTCAAGTTGTTGTCGGATATTACTGTTGCTTTAGCTACGGATCCAAACTTGGCGGGCATAGCGTAACTACGAGCAATATAATCATCAGCAGTCACAACACGATTTTGAGCTGCAAAAAACGCAGTGGCGTTTTGTTTAACTTCGTCACTTGATTCGGGTCCGTCACCACCAACAGCAGGAACATTGTTTTCTGCTGCCAATGAATTACGTACTACCTGAAACAAACTTTGTTCTGCATTTGACAATACCGAGATGTCATTTTCGTATTCAACACTGACGATTTTGTTGATATCTCCAGTTTGACTGTTTGATTCAACTCCCCCACCAACCAAATATTTGACCGTAAATTGAGTACCTTGTTTAGGATACACACCAAACGAATCAGAATTAACAATGTTTGACGGGTCAATATTGACATTCAAGTTGTTCAAATTTGACAAACTCACACCAAGAATTTCAGCTGATGGAATAACAATTTCATCATTCACACCCTGATTTCCCGGTCCAAATTCTAAATACGTCAAATTGTTTTGGTCAATATTTGTAACAAATTTGCGTTGAGTTCTCAACAACTTAACGATATTTGGAACGGAAGATTGATATTGAATGAATCGATCATCGTTCAAAGATACGTTTTCATATGATGTTAACACAATATCTTGAGCAAGATATTCAACTTCATACCAAGGTACGTTGTCTTGATCACGTACATCCAAAATTTCAAGAACGTTTGGTTCATCCAAATACAATTTGTAGTATGGAGTACTTTCGTTAACAATAAAAGTCTTAGTTACAATTTGTCCAGAAATTCCGTTTGCGGTTTTCTTTACCAAAAAGAACTGTGGAATACCATATTCATCTCTGGAACTTACCGTTATTTCTCTTGGAGAATTAACAGTATCCATAGAAAAATCAATAACATCAGCTGTAACAAATGCTACTCCCGCACTGTTAATTAACTGCATTCCAGATTTGATACGCAGAGTATACTTTTCATCAGGAACATATTCACCCACGTCGTTTTTAATTGATGGCACCAATTGATACACATCAAAGTTGGTTAACGAAGGACGAGATACCTTTGGCTTATATCCCAAGAATTTGGATAATGCTAATACGTTTTTACGTTCTTCGGTGTATGGAAACAAACTTTCCTTGAATTGTTGATCCAAGTAAAATGAAAGTACATCTCCAACATAGGCCGCCATATCAATGAAGATGGTACCGGGAGAAGAGTCTGAAAAATCCTGATAGTTCTTTGGAAAATACGTCTTGGTATACTCAATCAGGTTCTTCTTAAACTGAGAAAAATCTCTGTTCAAATAAGATATGTCCTTATTTGTTAGAGGTTTAAATGTTTTCTGTGTAGTCGATGCCATAATTAGTTATTTTCCAAAAACATTTCGATTTGAGCCTGATCGTTATTGACAGAAATGGTCAAATTAATGTATAATCTATAAATATCCACGTCTTCTTTTTTTAAAACTTTAATGTCAATATTATCAATAGTTGCAACTGGAATCCAAAAGTTGATGTCAGTTGTCAAAGATTGTTTAACACGTTGTGGTAACGTTGTGTCATTTGGATCAAACACAAAGTTATTCAATGAGTGTCCAAAGGTAGGTTGCATACGACGTTCTCCCTTTCGGGTGTTCAAAAGGTTAATTATGTTCGTTTTTACCTGTTCCAAAGTGTAAATGGTCTGGTTGAAAAATCCTCCAGCACCATTTTGAATAGGTAATGTCAACCCAATTGGATATAATGTTGCCATATTACATCATTGATACAGACCCAGATGAAAGTCCACCAGACTTCTTTTTATCAATTGCCTTCATCAATGCTGAATAATTCTTTGTTAATGCTTGTGCTACAACGGGTGGTGCTTGTTCAACATTATCCATTACAGATGGAGCAGCTAGTTCCGATGTTACCATACCACCTTCTTTTGGAAGTCCACCAACAGTCTCATTCAACGCCTTATTTAGAAGTTCGTTACTTGTATACTTCTTATACTCTTTCTTTGGTTGAACAACAGGTTGTACTGGAGTAGATGTTGTCTTTATCTTTGGAGCAGTATTGATCACCTGTTGTTCAGGTTTAGCAAAAATCTCTGAAAGAACTTCAGGAATTGCTGCACGTACTTCTTCCTTAACCATCTCTCTAATCATTTGTCTTAGTAGGTCTTTTGTCATATTATTATTAAATATCAAGATTTATAGTTCAAAATGTACTTATGTTTCAGTTTCCAAAACATCTACAACTTGTCTATTACGACGATCTATACCGAAAAATCCACCCGGAACACCATCACCCGTCTCAACGTTAACACTAACGGGTTGTGATCCATCCTGTATTGTTGCACCATCTTGACCCGGAGCATATCCACCACCGGTCAAAAATACACGTCTGCTCATCAATGTTGACAATCGGTTTTGCAATTCCTGTAAATCAAATAACTGAACTGGAATTTGGGTAAATGGAAGTGAAGCACCTCCAGCGTCAGGATGTGAATGAAAATACCAATGTACGTGAGTTTTTAACCATTCACACAAATCAAACAACCAATCAACCGTAGTTTGTCCTAACAGTGCAGGTTCGTTGGTTTCATTGTATTGCCCCAAATAAATCGCAGGACTGTTAAATACTGTTTTAGTATTGGTAGTCATTACAATCTGTTCGTGAGCATCAACTGTATATTCACTGTCTGTAACAATAGCATATCGTTTCTTAGAAAAATGTATAGTCTCAGAAAATCTGCTACTTAAAATCAAACGATCAGTGTTTACTATCAATTGGTCTTTATTTAGTATCGGATAGTTAAACGTTGTAGCACCATCAGGACAAAATGCAGCAACCTCTTCACGTACATCATTACCAAATAACTTTTTGTAACACGTTGTAACGTATTTAGAAATAGTACAACCAGAAGTAATGTGAATTGAAGTACCGTCATTATTAATATCTTCCAGCAAAAATCCCCCAGTATTTCTTTCTGGATGTGTCAAATCAGATGGATCAATTGGTGGAATGGGTGGTAACCTATCATGAAGTTTGATTTCTTTGTCTTTTCTCAAAGGACGTTGACGGTTTCTAAACAAAATCATTGGATTTCCACCACCAACTTCATATACATTATTGTAGAAGTTATTGGTTTTCTTTTGTCCAATGTTATAATCAGCATATCCCTTTTCAAAATCGTGTGCGGGATTTGTGCTATATGCTTTATCGTTTTCACGATTATCGTCATATCCACCAAATCGAATTGATTGACCGAATCTACTTTCAATCAACGTATCACCTTCAAAACGTTTCAATGAACGAATGTAAGGATTGTGCAAAAAGTATCTACCTAGAGATCCTTCAAACCCATACCCACCTTCAGCCCTTAGTTTGCTTACTGGTCCTTTATAATCAATAAATGGATCATCTGGTGACTTATACTCTTCACGGTTGCCCATGTTAGCACCATACGTTTGTTCAAAACCAATATCAGCATTATTGTTTATGAAATTTTTGTAGTTGATTTTACGAGTATAATACAAGTTTTCGTTATATTTTACTACACCGACGATTTCGTTTACAAGAGGATATTCTGATATATTGTTTTCCAAAGGAAGTGCCCATGGAAGTCCTTCTTTAGGTAAAGTTGTTTGTGTATTTAACAATCGCAACTTAACACGTCCAACCCACGTATAATCAAAGTCATCTATGGATGGTTTTTTTCCAATGTAATTTTCTGGCCATTGATCTGGATCCAAATAATGTCCGTTTTCACTAATTTCAGGATGCGTGTCATCCAGAATGATATCAAGAACTACAGCTGGTTCAAACTGTGGTGTCTGTGAAACATCTGTAAGTAAAAACTTTAGGTCTCTTTTTGTTGCCAAAAGATTTACATCTTTTGACTGATCCATTGCGATAGGAGCGTTCATATTACGACTTATTAATCTTTATTTCGGAAGATGTGTTAATAACTTCAATTTCTTTCATGAGTTGACGTTTTTCATCTTCTGTCAAAAACCCAGTCATTTCTCCGTCAGCACCAACTGTCTGTTTGGACAAAATACGTTGAATTACTGCTGCCAATTTAACCAACTGTTCATCGTTCTTTACTTGCACATCCAAGTATTCTTTTATCAATGGAACAATCATTAATGCGTCATTTGCTGTCTTAATCAATGATCTAAGATCACTAATAAGAATATCAAGTTGATCCCGATTATTTTCGGAATTTTTTACAATATCCTTGCAAAGATCCGAAAACTTCTTGTTTTTGTATATTTCAATATCGTTATCCATGCTAAGTATCTATTGTTATAAATAGAAAAACCACTCTTTTTGGAGTGGTTTTCCTTATTTTATTTTAAAACACTATTACAACTTACCAGTATCAACGTAAGCTCTAGTGATGTTATTCTGATAATTCTTCATACGATTGATCACCTTTGTGATTTGTTGCGTCTTACAAGATGAAATCTCTCGGATGTAAAGATACAGTGCTTTTTTGTTGAAAGCATCAATTCTATCACTGTTACGAAACAGTTCAATAACTGCATTAGCAATATTAATGTCACGTTGTTTGGTGAAGATCTTGTTCACATTCTTTTCCCAGTAACTCACCATAAGGTCAAGAAACTCACGGTTTTCTTCATCCTTGTAATAACCATCTTCCTGTTGCAACTTGTAAGTGTTTTCACCAGAATCATCACCGATTTCAACATGTTGATTGAAACGTTTGTAGTTGGTGTTGTTCTGGAAAATCAGATAATTCTTGGCAATAATACTAAAATAACTAAATGCCTTACCCTTTCCACTTTCAAACTTGTGAATGTTTGCAACCAAATGTGCGACAGTTTCCTTTTGTACTTCAATAGGACTTGTTTCAAAGTAACAGAACTTAAACGTATTAAACACGTTTTCTACCAACTTTTCAAACGCATACTTGATCTTGATGTTATAAATTTCATCTCTGACCGATTGATCATCAGTAGAGTTGTATTCATTAATAGCGTCTTCGGTATCAGATGTAAAATACATCTTTTCCTTAGGCTTACGAGCCTTTCTCTTCTTAACATTTGAAGAAATGACAGGTTCGTCAGAAATAGTCACAATAGCAACCGGATTTTCGGTTACAGTCTTTGTCACGGATTTCTTTTTGGATGTAGTGACTGGCTTCTTTTTTGTCAAACGAGTTACCAGTCTGGGCGCTGGCTTCTTGCCCTTTTTAGTTGATTTAGTCTTAGGTGATGTCTTCTTTGTCTTCTTGGTTTTCTTGGTTTTGATTTTGGTTTTTGACATTTTCTTCTATCCTTTGATTGAGTTTTTGGATTATTAAATATAAATCTGAAAAGATCGATCCCACTTCATCGTCTTTTTCAAATAACTGTTTATCATCGATTAATTTAATCTGTTGATAAACTTCACTAACATCATTCTTGAATTCTACTATCCAACCCTCATAAATGTCAATTTTATTTTGACAAATATAAACGATATAACCTAATATAACTGTCGTGGCAAAAAACAGTCCCAACAATAGACTTAATATAATCATAACTTATTCTTCTTCATCTTCTTCACATTCATTACAATAGTTTGTTAGATATATGAGAGCGTCATCAACCACATCCCAATCTTTGGCTGTTTTGGCTTCTCGTAACATTTGTACAATTTCACAGATTTCTTCTTGACTCATAGAAAGTTAACTTAAACAACCTGCTATTGGTTGTTAGTTAAAATTAAATAGTGTCAATGATTGTAAACGACAAAAAATTTTGATTTATCTGTGAGTGAAATATCGTTTAAAAAATTCATCGCCGTGATTTTCCATTTTCTTAAACTCTTCAGCAGACATTGTTTTAGCTTCATCCGTATCAATTTTACCATCATTGTTTGTATCATATTTTTCAACAATATCAACAACTTCGGTGTTTACGGTTTCAGTTGGTTGTGGAATAGACTGTTGTAAAGGTGGTTCGGTTACAAACTTTTCTTCTTTTTTAACAACTGGCTCTGGTTCCTTTTTTGGTTCAGGAGTTGCTACTTTTGTATATATAGCATATTCTTTACTGATAGCCATGTTGTACGCTAATATCAAAGCAACTGCGAGAGGATCAAATACAAAAATCAATACTAGAATAAACCATTTGACGACAGTGTTAAGACTTACATTCAATTCATCAGCAACAAACTTAAACGTTTGAATATCTTTATTAGACGCAGTGTTTAGTTTCAAATCAACAATCTTTTTATCAATACTGTCAATTGTTGTTGAATAACCAGACGATTTGGTATTTTCAGCTTGAATGTTTTTATCAGTTTGATCAATCAATTCCATTGTTTGATCTTGTACTTGTCTAAACTGAATAGGATTTCTAGCAAGCAACGCATTGGTATTGATTTCGCTAAGTCTTGCTTCTTGTGTTTTACGTAGTGATGATAAAGATTCAATACGAACTTTGACATCTTGTATTTTAACAAGTTCCTGTTTCTTTTGATCTTCCAACGTCTTAATTGTATCCATCATCATTCCGTATTTCACAGACGATTGTTGATACGCACTGGTAAGATATCCGAAAATACCCAAAGATGTAATCAACATCAATACAAACACCGCACCGCACAAATAAGACTTCAACATCCACTGAGACCGTTTCCAAAACCTATACAAAAACGATGTAGCAACAAGTTTACCCAATTCCAACGATGATGCCATTATCATAGCAGCAATAGACGCCCCAGAAAATAACAACCCGATACCCCAAATGGAAAAGAATGCAGCACATCCTGCAATGAATAGTGCTGAAAATCCAAGTAACAGATTAAAATTTAGTATGTTTCTGTTCATAGTATATAAATATCTAAAAAAGTAAAAAACCCCACCTTTAACAGGTGGGGTGACATAACTTATTATATTTGGGTTACTTTACCGTAATCTTTTTAACTTCAGGTTTGTTTGGCTTGATTTTATGTAAAGTAACTAACAAAATTCCATTTTCAAACTTGGCATCAATAGTATCTTTAGAGATATTATCACCCAATGTAAAACTTCTACGAAAACTAGAACGTTTCAATTCACGACGTAGATACGTGCCAGTCTGATTCGAATCACGTTCCACGTTAACCGCTTTGTTTCCTAGAATGGTCAATACGTTTGATTCTACCTCAACATTAACATCTGACTTGTCGAGACCAGGCACTTCTGCCTCAATCACAATCTTTTCAGAAAAATCAATAATGTTAACCTTTGGATATGATCCCTTTTCAAAAAAGTCTACCCCGAAATCTTGGGAAAAACTGGGAACATTTGCTGCGAAGAATTCATCGAAAATTCTATCAAACGGTGTCAAGAATTCATCACGATGAAGTGCATGAAGTGTATTTTTATCGAACTTACGAACGTTACTCATATTATATTTCCTTTCATTAATAGTCCATTTGGACCTATTATCTCTTACTCTATTATAGACCTAAGAGAATGAAACACTTTGTTTCATCAATCAATATATAGTTGAAAACCTTTGAAAATTCATTATAAAATAATCAGAGTTTGTACTCTGGAATCCATATAGTCATAGGTCCGTGAATTCCAAATGTATTTCTCTGCAACTGAGCATCAACAGTACATTCTCTTGAAAACTTACACGCGACTTCATACGGAGCAAATACGCATCCGAACCGTTCATATATGTGAGCATTGTGAACACATATGTTGTAATCTTCAGCGAAATATCCATTACCATGATGTCTGTAAAAATCACCATGCGTTGTAGACACACAGGGAATATATTCGTGCGTCGATACCTCTAATAATTTCTTAGATCTAAAGCTAAAGCCACCATTACCTACGCGATGTACTTTTCCAAATGGATCTAAACAATGATTCTCTACAGATGGCCAAGGAGCACCTATGTAATCGTAGTTGTAAAAATCATCATCCCACATTTCCGGATCCAAAATAAATCCATCATGTTGTACAATTAAACAGTATTTGGTATTAATGTACCTGTGTAAATCAAATATTACAAAATAACTATATGCTTCACTAGATGTTAGGTATCTACACTTTTCTACAGATATACCGTCTTTACTTACTATAGAAGAATCATGTGTGATGAATTTTACTTCGCCAAATTCCATTTGATTCATACAATGCCGTACTGACATCCATGATTCGTTGAGTTTTATTGAAGTAATACATACTAGAGTTACATCGTTTAGTTTTTTCATATATCTAACGTATTCGAATGTATAACTCGGTCAAACTTGTCGAATGTATAAAACTTACAATAATATGATGTTTCCTTTAACGCATCAAAGTTTATCGTAAGTGTCAATACATCTAATGACTGACACATTGATTTAATTAGTTGTTTTTCAAAAGACTGTACTACAATAACTTTATTCACTGAATCGTATAATTCAATTTTAACACGTTCTACATCGTCCGATATAAAATGATAGGATGGAATTGATACGTTCTTAGTCAATGTAGTGATTTCAGATGTATCGATATTTTTCCCAAATACATAGTTTTCATTATATGGGGTCGGTGCAAATTTTCCAGAAAGAGTATATAAAGATACTTCCCGTGTCTTGAATTTAATTCCAGCGTATCGTTCATATTCGTCTAATGTACGAATTTTTCCAAAACCATATTTCTTTGGAATCACTACAGAATTATCGGTTTCTATACCAAACAATATGCGATTTCGTTTCTGAGATTGTGAGTCTCTTTGCCACCAAGATTTTTCATATCCACGATAAATATCTTTTGTAGAATCATGGTCATCCCAATGTTTCATACGATTATTTCGTGTGTATTCATGCCATGCAATCACCTTGTGTGGATGGTACAAATCGTATCCGTGAGTAAAAGCTCTGACAGAGATGCTGATTTCCTCTCCGTAAAAATAGTATTCAGGATCATGAGGCACTTCTTCACAAAACTGACCATCAGTAAATGCAAAATGGGCAGAATAAAATCTGGCTAGTATTGGCTTTGTGTATGACTGATGTTTGACAATTAAATTTGGAATAAATATAACTGTGCTTTCATCCGTGAATGTATGAAAATCCATTCTCCACGGTACCATTTCATAAGTCTCTTTTGAACGTAGAGGATCAAATGCTGGTATATATGATGTAATTAGAGGTTTACTACTACCCATCGATACACATTGCTGGTACATGTTTTTCAACTCTGTATCCCACCCCTGAACAAATCGGTGGTGAGAATCCAACTGCAATGTGTATCTTTCGCCGTTGTATTGTCGTTGAATCAAATTTCTTGCCCAACAAGCTCCACGACTTTCCTTATACGGAACGTCAATGATTTGAATGTTTGGATACGTTTTAAACATATCCAAGTTTTCAATATCATCATGTTGCCAACAGATACAAACCTTTAAATTTTCAGGCTTTTCTGCCGTCTCAAACATGTCCAGAATAGTTGGAACCAACTCTGGATCTCTATACGAAGCTATTTGTACAAAAATTGATTCATCGTTCATAACTTAATTTTCTAACTTCCACATGTCATACTCACATCTACATGATATATAGTCAGCAACGTGAACAATACGGGGCAAATTTGTTTTCAATTCGTGGTCCGGATTATATGACATCAGGTAGGAAGAATTGGCCTCATGATATAGACCATCCGACAACTTGATAGCCAACGTCTCCTTCCAAGTACAAGTGATCTGGTACTGTTGAAGAATAAACAACGCCCTATCAGTAACATCCATGTACTGTAGATTTGAGTTGAACTTGTACACTTCACCCTTGTTCTTTTTATGCCATTCACTCTCTTGAATCAGGTAATACTCTCCCTGTTCCTTGTCACCCAACTTTCCAAGATCGTGGTGAATAGTAGCGAACGCCAACTCTTCATCGGTAAAGTCAATTGTTCCCCCACGGGCTTCATACAACTTCTTGACACCAAATGAAGTGGTCAACACATTCATGATGTGGTCAAGATAACCACCAGCGTAAGCATTGTGATAGTGTTCCTTGGCACTGGCTGGTGCCATAATAGCACGGTAACCATATTCATTTTCACTATAAAGGTGCTTCAACTTTTCAAGTCGGTCACCGGAAAAGAATTTCTCAAGGTGTTTTAGGAATTTTTCGTAATTAGCAAAAAGCTCTTTTTCGTTATAAGATTTAGTCATGAACCAAATCCTACATCGAAAAAGAGCTTACGTCAATTTTTTAATTTAGTTATACAACTGGTTCAGCAGGTGTAAACGAAACAGATCCATTTGGAGTTGTCAATACAATTGATGCAACTTGATCAGCTATATCAACCTTGGCAAATCCACCACGGTCAACTGTATAAACAAATACCTCTACAGTTTTACCATCATACTCAATTGTGGTTTGACCTGAAACAAATTCAGTACCATCAACATATACCCAATTAACATCGGGATTTGGATGATCTCTCAAATCAGTTACAGTTGGAGCCAATGATGGTGAACCAACAGTGTATTCAATATCACTGGTGAATTCGCCTTCTGGAGTTACCACTTTAAAGAAACCAGAACCCGTAGCTTCTGAATTCAAATAAAATCCAATCTGCGTTGTGTTAAAAACGGCAACTGGATCACAGACCAATTCGTTAAAATAGATCTGGGTCTGACCATCAACGAAGTCGGTACCAAATATATAAATCCATTGATTAGCAGGTCCAATTGTAGTAGACAATGATGTAATTGTTGGTGAAGCCATAATTTATGTATGTTTGGTTATAAATATAATCAGACATTTGTTTGTTTCAGTTTTTTTATTATAAATCGAACCAATGCACTTCTAACAATATCGTCTTCATCAAACTTAAACGTGTGAATACCATTTTCACGACTTTCAGTATCTTCAAAGTGATTCATCATTTTAACGAACCCGCTCTTTCCATTGATATCACTTTGATCTGGGTCACCCAAAATAAATACTTTACTGAACTCACCAACACGGGTGACTAGAGTGACCAACTCTTTGTAAGTCATGTTCTGCGATTCATCAGCAACAATACATCTAGCGTTCCAGTTCAATCCTCTCAAGAAGCCGATTGGTATGCTATCAATTCGTTGTTCTTTCTGAAGAGTATCTATGCTTGCCTTGGTAGTAAGTTCTGACAATTTTTCCAACAATGGCTGTATATATGGTGCCATTTTTTCATCAGCTTCACCTGGCAAAAATCCAAGTTTACTATCAGAACTTTCAACTGCACTTCTCAAATACAACAAATCGCTTACCCTTTTTTGATTCAAAAGAATAAGCGATGTTAAAATTGCCATGTATGTTTTTGAGGTTCCAGCAGGACCACTAACAAACATTACCTTTGTATTTTTGTCTAATGCAACATCCAAAAACTGTTTTTGTTTACTTGTCAATTCCCGTTGATGTATTTCAATCTCATTTTTGATTTTGTGTTTTTGTGGCACAATAGGACTCTTGTCTTCAAGGTGTTTTTTCTTTTTCATTCAGTGTTTTGGTTTTACTGTATTATCTAATAACGATTCGATTCGTTTAACCCTACTACACAGTTCGTACTTTTCCTCTTTAAGATAAAAGTCATACACATTTTGAATATTGTCACGAAATGCTTCTCTGGCAATAGTAATAACGAAGTCAGAATTTTTGAAATTAAATACTTCAGCCATTGGTAAGTTTTTTTCAATAGCGAATTCGATTGAGGATATAACACATTCTGTCAAATCGGTTTTATGCGATTTGACATACGATTCCAACTCTTTAAAATCAGAGGGCAACACAAAAGGTTTATATTTTTGCTTCTTTGCCATATAACATTAATAAATATTTCCACGACTGATGTTAAACCAATAAAAAACGCCATCGAAAGATGGCGTTTGTAAATTGCAGTTATTTGTTTATGTTCTGTTACTTATTCTTAACAGTCTTCTTTGTAACCTTCTTAGGGGTATCCGAAGGAGCAGGTTGTGACGGAATCGTGGTGCTCAATTCAGCGATTCGGAACTTGGCGGTAGACTTCCAAGAATTCTTGGTTCGATCAGATGCCCATTCATATGTCTTACCCTTTGAGACCAATTCTGCGATCTCGGCTTCTGACTTAGCATTTTTGATTTGTTCTCGTAGACCCATAACAATTTACCAGATACGATGTTTCTTTTCGTCCTTTTCAACGACAGCAACAACTGACCCATCAGGCCAACGTTTGATGACAGACTTCCAATGTTCCAACTCTTGCGTGGCCTCGGCTGGAGAGTCGTACTCCAGATCTGACACACGTAGACCACTACGAACAACTACATACTTCTTCTTTTCCATAAGTATAACTTAGTTTATTTGTTAATGTTTAGACTGCAACTTACACGATCAGAATACCACACAACTTACAAATGTCAACTACTTTTTACCAGTATCTATGATTTTCACGCACCACTTCGTAACCATCTCGTTCTGACAAGTGCCAATTACGAACGGTTCTACCCAACTCGTCTTTGGTTTCCAACTCATCTGGCACAGAAAGAACACGAAGATCAGCACCCTCACCATTCACACGTTCTTGAAGAAACTCAACGACATCAATGAGTTTCTGGAGAGTTCGATCTTCATACGCATAAAATGAATACGGCTCCGTCACTCCAAGCATATCACACGCTTCAGGTGACAATTTATACCCACAGTCTGGTCCTTTAGATCTATTTACGACGATTTTCATGACAATAAATATTGTATAAAAACACTTTATGTCTGGAATTTATACATTCCTCCTTCTGGATGTATAGCAACACTATCATAGTAAAAATACTGCATAGTCTCGTAATTGGCATTATATACCATGACTCCTCCGTTTGGCCAACTTGGTTCTCCTGCTCTATGCGTCTTATACAAATAAATTTTGTAAAAATCAGGATATCTGGCAACTAAAAGTCTAGTTCCCTTGGCAGTAAAATTATCTACCTTGTGCGTGACATCAACATCATTAAACACCCAGTGAGTTACATTTGATGTGGGTGAAACAACTCGTTGAGTACATTTAAAGTATTTACTGCCACCGCCGTCTTCAACATCTTGAACCACTTTCTTTGTAGCCTTTGATTGCTTTTTGACTACAACCTTTTTTGGATTCGTTTCCTCTTTATTTTTTAATTTGGTTTTCATTAAGATGTCAGTTTAGAAAAAACTTCATAGTTAACCTTTATACGTTCATGTTCATATTCTGGTGCTAAGTGTAAATTATCAATCATCTGTTTACAAGTTATTTTAGCTTCTTCATAGTATCCCAACTTATATGCGGCAAACGAATGCAAATCTAAAAGTGAATATCCAGTATCAGGATAACAAACACTCTCAACCAAAAAATTACGATGTTGAGTTACATTTACATTTCGGTTTTTCATAGCAAGACTAGTATACAAATACACCATCTTCTCATTGTCAGTGACATGAAAGTGATTTGCCAAATTATATAAGCCTTCATTTCTAAGAGGATCAAACTCGTAACTTTTTACCAAATATTTTATACCCTCGGATACATCAATATATCGTAAATGCATAAGACCAATGTAAACAATAGCAACGTAAGCCATTTGATTGACGTAATTAAACGCCCTCAAATTATCATGATCATAACATTTAGCAAAATTAGTGTCGTCATCAATGTTCATCGCTAATTTCAAATACTTCTTATAGTAGAATATTCCACGTCTGGCCATTTCTGCTTCGTGATCTTTTCCAAAAAATAGTTTGGTTTTTCCATTACGACAATCCTCCAAAAAATCAATATATGATTTTGCTAAATACCAAACATAATATGCATCCAAATTATAATCCAAATGTGATCTATCTTTTGGTTCATATTTCATAACCTGTTGTTCCAACTCAATAGAATCTACATAGTACTTATGTGGATTTTGCCATGTCGCTCCACCCGGCAACATTATCTGTCTGAATGACTTAGACAACTCATATTTACGCCAATCTTGACGTGATTTACGAAGCAAAACCTCATGACGTTTACTAAGAGAATATTCCCAATCGATGTCAGCTTTCCACATCCACGGTCTAGTCAAAACCACATCTCTGTTAGCAGATTCAGCGTGAACATAAATTTCATCGCCACGTCGTAGTTCTTCCCAATCAAAATCTTCATCAACTTCTAAGATTTCATCCGCATCTAATCTCAAAACATATTCACATCCATGATTGGATTCTGCACACTTTTGTAATGTGTGATTTCGATTGTAGCCAGGATATTGCCATGGTTCAAAATATAAAACGCCGGGAATGTTCTTTTCTTTGAAAAAATTCTCAATGATTGATTGAGTACCATCTGTAGACCCGTTATCTTGAATTACCCAATAATCGATATATTTGTATGCAGATTCTAACATTCTAAGAATGATTTTTGACTCATTCTTTACCATTGCGTTTAATACAATTTTAACAGTACGTTGCTTCATAACAATTCCAACATAACTACATTTCAAAAGCAAAAAACCACAAACTTTCGTTTGTGGCTTCATGTATTATGAACTATAAATTATCCATCCATTTCAATTGTATCAGATTGAGGCAACACTCCGATATCCGACAAAGGCAACCCTCCAGCATCCTCTACAACCGCTTTGATTTCACTTTCCAACTCTTTGATACGTTCCTTATATCCAGCTGCTACGTCCTTGAAATCCTTCTTAGTATGCAACAACTTTTCTGTAAGTTCGTAAACTTTCTTTTGTGCTTCTAGCTTTGACAATTTAATGTTACTCATAGTTCGTATACATATTTATTGTTGCATGAAAGAAGTAACTTTTCACGATATAAATATTAAGGATCACCATATCACAATTTGGGCAAACCAATTTATCATATTGAGACATCCTGAAAAGTGTGACCTTTACGAAGACGATCATTGCCGTGAATCTATGTTAAACTATTTGGAGAAAGAAGGTTACATAGATCCAAATAAATGCAACTGTTTGGTCGTGGACAGTTACATTGACTTTGAACCCTAACAAAAAACCCCGAGCATAGCCCGGGGTTATAATGTAAAATGGTGGACGTGGCGCGAGTCGAACGCGCGTCTTCAAACATCGTTATACATCAGACTACACGCTTATCTGTTTTTCAATACAATGGTTGTAAATCTAAAACATCAAACTTTACATCAAGGTTGTTCAGTAAGATTTAAACAATAAACCCGAACATTTTATTGTCTAGCCTGATAGTTTACACCTTCCACAATTATCAGACATCATTGTGAAAGATGTGCAGCACTTAGGCTGCGAGTGCGACTTCCTTACGTGAAGTAAAGTTGTAGCTGATTACCTTGCTCTTCTTAGTAGCAGTTAATTTTTTGATAGATGATTAAAGAGGCCAACTATCGTCCTCTACGTGCCTAACATACACTAATCTTTGAATCGAGACCAGTACACGCCCATGAAAAAGAACTAATTATAAATATCAGATAAACTCTCTTGAGTATCCAAATTCATTGAACACATCTTCGTATATTTCCCACACAAAGTCAAGTTGTTTCTGTGTGTAGTAGCTTTTATAATCCGTCATAGAAATATTGTTTGCATCTCTACGCAAGTCAAACTTCAAATTTCTATTTTCTACACAACCTTCGGAGGTATAATTATTGACTTTAATCCAAGATTCTACAATGGAATTTGTGACGGGATCGTCAAAATTAATAAACTTAACCTTACGTAAGTCTTCAACTAAATGTTCTACACGTACATACAAATCGGGTTTACGTGGATATCTTAGAATATCATGCTCTTCTGTATTTTTAGTTAATGCCCTCAAATAGTCGTCGAATGGCAATTCGATAATGAGATCGCCCGTTTTTGGGTCTTGTTTAAAATGACGTAAATGCCATGTAGATAAAACTTTGGCATAAGGGTTACGGATATTACATATTACAGTGTAATCACTTGCGTTTGGAGGTACACCAATTGAATGCGTATGTTCTTGAGTCAAAGGAACATTTAACATTGCATTATAAAACTTATAGTAAGCAAGAATTTCTGCTACCGATCTACTAGCAGTTCGTGTAGGTAACCACCATATAACCTTTAAGTCGTCATTTATGTTCATATTTGGAGCGGGTAGCCGGAATCGAACCGGCACATCGACCTTGGCAAGGTTGCAGGCTACCACTACATCATACCCGCGCTCTCTGATTGAAAATATATAGTATTTGCTTTACTATAAACTTTACTTTTTGTTTAAATTCAACTTTCTGCTTTTTACAAGTTTGTAAAATACAGCCAATGGAGTAATCTTTAATTTATCAGCTATAACAGCAGTTGGTGTACCGGATCTATACAAATCAAGAACCTCTTTAGTACTTACATGAGGCGGATCAATTTCATATTCAACTAATGCTTGTTCAATAACATTGGTTGTCGTTTTAAATAGTTTTGCCAGTTCCGAAGCGTTATAACCCTTCTTGATATAATAAACCAATTCATCAGGGGTGAAAGTGTTTACACCTCTATACTTTTCATTTAGATTGTTTGGTTTCATTTATCGTTAAAATTTGGTGGACCGTAAGAGAATCGAACTCTTCCCTAAAGCTTGCAAAGCTCCTGTGCTACCACTATCACTAACAGCCCATTAATACAACATATATAGTATAAAAACGTATAAATTACAAAATTATGCGCGGTTCTTTCCAACAAAATAAAACACCTATAGATGAATCAACTATGCATATATCAATTTTGAATCCACACTTAGAAATCTTTTCAATCATTCTATCATACAATTGATTGTACTCCGGTTTATCTAAAAAATGATATTCAATTATCATTCGATCAATATTGAACCGTAAATACGATTCTTCAATACGTTCAATAATTGCGTATTCAGATCCTTCACAATCAATCTTCAACAAATCAATTTTAGAAATACGATTATCAAAAATGTATTTCATAGTATCAACTGTGTTAACGTGCGTCAGTTCAAAACTTTCATTTTCTTTTTCAAAACATTCATCTAACCTTTCGAGACACGATGACAAACCATCAGAACCAATGTAAAATTTTTGATTACAAGTTTTATCACTAAGTGCAACATTATCAACACGTACATTTGAAAAATTATGACTTGCAATAAGTTCAATTAACTTTTTGTTTGGCTCTATACTGTAAATAAACTTTGCACCATCATACAATGATTTGTATGTAAAAAATCCAATGTTTGCACCAACATCAACCACTATATCATTTGCTTTTACACAACACTTAGAATGAGAATATACTTGATCACAAAAAACTTCATACAAAGGTATGGCAAGTAAATTGTGTGATGGAACCCTCAAGCCAATGTCTTGAAAATGTTTATTAGGATCCAATATACTTAGATCTATATCACCATCAAAATTTTCAATTCTAAACAACAGTTCGCTTTCGTTGTCATCATAAATCTCATAAATCTTATGACGAACATTTTGTGACGTAGTAACCCAAAACACAGGATCGGGATACACATCCAAAGTAATTTTTAAAAAAGTTAACTTTGTATACCCGTCTAAAACTTTAATCTTAACTGTTGTAGGAGTTCCATTATACAAAAATCGTAATGTACATCCTTGTTCTGAAAAATTGTGAAACGTAATCATTCTATATTTACATAGTGTATTACAAATTCAAAATGGATGACCGTGGGTTGCGAATATACGAGGATTTCACTATTGTTCCAATGTCTATCTAACGTCAACTTCACCCTTCTTCTCCACAAACCGGAGATGTTTTATAATTCTATATCACTAACGATCAAAAACAAAATTTATCCCAGACACCTTGGCGGTTTTATGGGCATATTTAACCCACAGATTATTAGCCGAACACAGCCGTTGGTTATTGTTTCGGACCTAGCCAAGTTCAAACCTCTACCATTGTCTGGTATATAGAATGGTCAGAAAGACGGGATTCGCACCCGTACCTCACAACCCAGAGTTGTGCGACTATATTATTATCTACTTTCTGAGTTATCTCTGTATCTTAAAGTGGTTGCCCGAACTGGATTTGAACCAATACAAAGAGAGTCAAAGTCTCTTGTGCTACCATTACACCATCGGGCAATTAAAATTGGAGCGGGTAGCGGGAATCGAACCCGCATAGCCAGTTTGGAAGACTGGCACTCTACCGTTGAGCTATACCCGCGTTGTAAAACTGGTGGACCAGACAGGATTCGAACCTGCCACATTCTGCTTGCAAAGCAGACGCTCTACCAAATGAGCTACTGGCCCGTAAAGTGGCGGAAAGAGAAGGATTTGAACCTTCGGGGGCTTTTAAACCCCGGAGCTTTAGCAAAGCTCTGCATTAGACCACTCTGCCATCTTTCCGTTAAAATGGAGGAAGGAGAGGGATTCGAACCCCCGGAGGCTTTGAGACCCCTTCGCTTTTCAAGAGCGATGCAATAAACCACTCTGCCACCCTTCCATAAAATTGTGTACCGTTTGAAGTCGCCTTCATAGAATTCTCTATGAGTCTAAACAGAGTCTATCTCCTCGTCCACCGTATTGTGGTTACGTTCAAACTAGCAAATTTGGTGGGCGTAGTAGGACTTGAACCTACACGGATTTCTCCATGAGTTCCTAAGACTCACGTGTCTGCCATTTCACCATACGCCCGAAATTGGTCGGCCCACAGAGAATCGAACTCTG